TCATAGGATGGAAACATCATGTCCTCCATGACTTGTCCTCTGTATTCAATCTTTACGTGGACTCTTCCGTATGCGCACATGGCTTCTCCTTCAAATAGTTTTCAAGATTAACTGCCAGCTCTTTGATTTTACTGACATCCCTTAAAATATTGTCAGTGATATCAGGCAATGTATCAGCTTCGTAAGAATAATATTGAAGAGTGATAAACGCCTTGTCTGATATCTGATTCAGTGCATCAGAAATTCTCGTATCCATTAAAATCTATCTCCAAAAAGCTTGCCCAAGTTAGGTGACCACGGCTTAGTTACGTGCTTGCCGTCTTCAGCCTCAAGGTGTGCCATGTATCGTTCGGCATCCTCTCGGTTATTGAAACCATCTTCAACCTTATTGGTCTTGATGACAACCACATTATACCATTCATTGTCCTGTTCAATCTTGTAAATCATTGAGTTTCTACCTTTCTTCTTTAGAAAACTCATAACAATACTTAGCAATAATAGTATCGAACTTAGGGGAATCGACATTATCAAGGGGATACGTATGAGGCTTAACGTACTTTTTATTCATGAAGTTCTTCCACTGCTGTGCAATACTAGGGAAGACCTTAAGTACACCTCTCTTGTTTTCCTTTCCTCTAGGGAAATGATACCATACAGGATCATGTACACTGATTTCTTTATTCTTGTGCATCATCTGGGTATCATTTAGTTTCTTCTGATTTTCAGTTCTGTCCACCATCAGGTACAACTTGTCGTTCACAACTAGTGTTGTAGCTTTTTCCCAACAGCCGCAAACAACAAACCCATCTTTATCAACCAACTTTTGCATTGGTACTCCTTACGTGTGATATGTTATAACGTGGGTTTTTAGGACGCATGGGAATATACGGACAACTATTCGTCGCTCTTTAGTAATCTAAAGCAAAGATAAAGAACCGATGCTAAAAGAAGAAAAGATACGATCAAGTCAAAGGATTCCGTAGGAGGGCCGGAGATCCCCTCTGAGCCATTTGACCCAGAGGGGACTCCAGACACCTTGATTGAAGAGCAGCCGCTCACGAAGCAACCTCTTGCTTCTTAGCCCACTCACGCTGCTGACGCTTGCGTTGGTTCATAAGACGCATGAAACCATCGGGGCCAGAGAACTTCCACGCCTTACACGTAGCCTTGCCGTGCTTTGATTCATAATTCTTCTTGACTCGAAGCATCTCATCGACAAGACCACCTTGAGTAGAGGAAAAGACCTTAACATTCCAAGTCTTGTTGCCCTTTCCAAGGGGAAGGTAGAAGGTCACGTTAGCAAAGTACTTCTTGTTGTCGTTACGCATAGTATATAAACTTTCTCGGTTGTCATAACCGCATGGAAATAAACAGAGGCCCGCCACCTTGGCAGACCTCTTTAAGAAATTTTCTGAGAGATATCAATTAACTCTAAATCATACATAGTCAAAGGACCAATACCAATACGCTTGAAGTATTCTCCGTATTGATAGAACATATCAATCCACTTCTTTACGACTTCATTCTGATTACCGTAAGGGGAGACATCTACAGTCCTTTCTTCCCCATCAGGACAGGTCACGAAGTACCAGATCTTTTGGTTGTCTTCCATTTCTTCTATCTCGACCACCACATGGTGATCACGGTAGTCGTACTCTTCTTCGATCATTATTCACTTCCTTTGTAATCAGGACCGTATTCCATTCTCTTGCGGATGGCCTCCAGCTCTTCAGAGATTTCCTTTACGTCAGCCATGAGACCCTCCACTACAGGTACAATAATACTGAGCCTGACACTCAGTTGCATCATCTTGGAACTGTCTGGGGTGATCTGAGGACGGGTGTAAGAGGTTTGTGCCCTCTTGTACGCATCAATTGCTTTCTGATTCATTTGTATTCCTTCATTGAATCAAACAGTGGTTGGCCTGACCTGTACTGTAGGCCGGGACCGTGAAATCGATGGACTCTTACAGAGTACCGAGAGAGATTCTTCATGTAATCTTTCTCGCCATTCAACCTTTCGCATAGATCCTTGGCTATCTTGAGGGCATTCTTCTCGCTCTCAAATTTCCATACTCGAATAGCCAAAAAACTTTTGGCGTTCTTACAGAAATCATCGTAGACAAAGACACGAAACTCTTCATTCATTCTTCTTCCTCGGGTTCATGGTTTGATACGAATGTTTCAACAGTTTCCCTAGTCAAGCCGGGGATGCTGTTCCTGAAATAATTCTGAGCAATAGGAATAATATCCGTGTGGATATGATCGTAAAGCTCTTCCAACAAGTCATCGATGTCCCCGATACCCTCAAGCTCATCCCCATAGTCTTCACGAAGAAGTTCTGTAAGGGTATCTTCAAGTTCATGTTCAAGACAAATATTCATTGGTTCAGTTTCCTTACCATTAAAGAAAGGCAGCAACTCGTTCAAAAGACTCTAGATCACGTACACCGTGTTCTCTCCACAAGTCATCCAGATTCAAGGTGATCATACTACAGGAGATCTTGGCCTCATATCTACGGTGCTTCTGTTCAGCCAACCACTTACGCCTCCCGTCGTTTATCTCATTGATCCTCGCCTTGATCGCCTCGGCATCCCTAATCTCGATGTTGCTCCGAGGGTTGGGGTTGATTAGCATTCTTCGGTCTTGCATTGGTTAGTTTCCTAAAGAAAGAGTAGAAAGAAATAAGCAGGGGCCACCTTACGCAAGGCAGTCCCAAGAATCCCTACAGAGGACCGGAGAGGCCGTCTGAGGGCTTTGAATATAAAAAGGGTATCGAGACCCGTCCTGTAGAGGATCTCTTAGGGAGGATCTCAGGGCTTCTCAGAGGAAATCCCTCCTGAGGGGGTATCCGAGACCGTGGTCCTCTAGGGGATGATAGTGGAATGGTGGCATCGGTAGGCTTTCTTGAGGGGGTCTTTGGTCTGGGAGGGGCACTCTTGGGATGACCTCTTAGATTACGGGCTTCATCAAGGGCATTGAGACAGACGCATCGGATCCCATGGGTGTAAACACCACCTTGGAGCTGCGCTCGAAGTCACGGAAGGCGTGATAGCGCATGACCGCTCCATTCTGTGCGGTAACCTCTGCGACAACACTGCGTGTGTGCTTGGACAGACGGTGGAGCACCTTACGAGCGTAGAACAGGGCAGGATCTTCAGTGATCCGTGTACCCATGTTTGTGACAACGCCATCGGTACGCACCCGCTTGAGCGTCAGAGGTCGAGCTTCAGACTTGACAGTCCACATTCTACTCTTCTCCATGCGCTTGATGTTGGCGGCCATTTTGGTCAGACAATCCCAATACACCACCGCACCGTGAGGAACCCACGATCCTGAGTCCTTCTCAAACACCATCGAGTAGGCATCGAGGTCGCCAACAGAAATCCTCAAGACGCGATGATCAGAAATTTTGGTCTGGTAATACATAGTTGCTCCTTTCAGAGCTTTCCTCTAAAGAATAAAAAGACATGGTACGCAGCCACGCAGCTGCCAGCCTGATCCCAATGAACCAGTTCCATGTGCCTATCAAACCAACAGAAAGTGCCATCCTTAGCTGAGATCATCCTTGATCTCCTTTCACGATTGAAAGTAACCCCGTCCCCGTTAAGGGAGCAGAGTTACGCCTGTACCTCCGTTAGAGTAACATTACAAAACACAAGACAGACAGCAAAAACTCGAACTTAGTCATTGAACACCACATCCCACTCAGCCGGAGTCCATCCGGTCTGAATAATTTCCCGGTGGTCCGCAGGCATGTCAGGCCACACCTGCTGGATCAGGGCACCTCCCCTCCACCGCTTCCATTCCTCAATGGATACATCGAAGCTGAACTCCTCACCCGTGACGCGGCAGGTTCGCTCGATCACGATGACGTTCTCACCAAGACGGGCATGGATCCTAGCTTTCTGTGGAGGAAGAGGGTCTGCATTCTTAAGGTCTTCCTGAAGCTGACCCTTGTTGATGATGGCCTGAAGGATGTCTTCGAGGTTGTCGTTGTAGAACTCTTCGTTCTGAATCATGGTTGCTCCTTTCAAGAGCGGGTGATAGAAAAGACAAAACAAGCCGACATCCCCGGTAGGGGATGGGCTTGTGAGTGTAACTTAGCCATTCAACTTAGTGACGGGATAAGTCTTGCCTCCGGCCCACTGTGTCCGAAGATTGGAGTCATCCCAGAACCGACCGAAGTAGACACGGTGAGCATTACAAAGATCATACACAGCTTCAGTGATAGCCTCACAGGAAGCGGAAACATCATCATAACTGTCGCTATCTTCAGTAAACTTGTCAATCAGATCAGGACTACTCCAAATAGCCAGCACACACTGCCACAGGTCATCACTCTTAGAACACCAGTAGCTATCAAGGCTACTAGGCTCAAGCATCATATCGTCCCACTTTACAGCGAGGTCAGGATTCTTCCACAGCAGAACAGAACGACAAATGTCCAGCCAATCACCAAAGGTGATCTTCTTAAAGTCATACCGAAACCAATGCTTACCAGCAATCTCGTCTCCTCGTCGAGTACTTTCGGACACCATCATACCCAGCGTCTTCTGCTTCAGGTAATGAGCAACACGGCTTTCCTCTGCTTGACGTGCAACCACGTCGTACACGTTCTCGGTCTCCACGACTGACTGAACGTTCTGAGACGCAGCCTTGCAGAGTGCACAAGCGAAGAAGGCGACAACAGCGAAAACGACGATGAGGGTAAGAATAAACATGGGTGGCTCCTTTCTAGAGCAAGGGGGGTAAGGGGGGAGCGAAACTCCGCTCCGCATTATCTCCCCCTCTGTAAATTCCTGACCCCCTAATCGATTTTCCACCCTGCCAAAAGAATCGTTAAGTCCTTACCGTCTACAACCGTGTCATCGTTAAGATCCCAAGGAGAGACTAACATGTAGTCCTGCTGGGGCCACGGAGCGTCAATTAACTTAGGTGGTCCCCAGTCACTTAAGAGTTCACTGAGGTCATCAGCGTTGAACTCTGTTTTAATAATATAAAATTTAAAGTGCCGTGGAATCTCTATCGGATAGCTCTGCAAGTCCTCCCCCGTGAAAGGGTGGAGAGGCAACTGAGTGCGGCACCAGACGATCTCCATAGTGTCCTCTTTGGTCTGCCACCAGTCGAAGGGCAATAAGCCACTGAGGCGGCCCTCAGGCAGCGTAAAGCAATACTGGAGGCAAGGGAACTTGGAATCTTCGGTAGCGTATAACCGAGCCGTACCTTCGTATACAGTACGTGGCCCCTGAATGTAGGTGTTATATTCAATAGACCATTCGTCAGTAGCGTCCCCCAAAGGGGCGGCCACAAGAGCGGCAGCGGTGAGGTAGATTAACATGTTGGACTCCCGAGAGCGGCATAGCCGCAGTTAAATTATTTAATATTTTTCACAATAGAGTACTGCTTATCGTCAAGTTTCTGAAGCCGCGCTGAGATCTCACGGATGCGTCTATCGTGGGCTTCAATCTGTTTTTCGTGTAGGGATACTTTGCTAGTGAGCCGCCAGACGAGTCCAAAGACACCTAGTAGAGCGGGTCCAGCAATGCTAATAATAATAGTAATTAAGTGTTCTTCCATAGGTTTTCCCCCCAGAAATCTATAGGTGTACTTAAATGTTAATAATAAAATCAGATAATATAATGTAAGGGGTCTATAGAAAGAAATCTATAGACCCCCTACACCGTCATCTCTTCTCTTGTTATAAGATGGGTTTTTTCATACCCCCTATTAGAGAGTCTCTTAGAAGGGATCCTAAGTTTTCGTATTCAGACATGTCTGGTCTATTTAATTCTTCTTTTAATGCTGGGATTAAATCAGGATCTCTCATAGAGTCTCTAGGTTGTGACTGTCTTGGTTCGACTGTCCCTTGTCTTGGTCCGGGTGCCTCCCTAACAGGTTTACTAACTTTAATGTTTTCCATAGGTTTGTATCCAGTCTTAAAGGGATCAAATAAAGGCATTCCAGAGTTTTTCAACATATCGTTTGATACTCTTAATCCAATAGGAACAATAGCAAAGAACGGAAGGGGGACCATTGAAGCAACATTAGCTGCACCAGTTAAAGCTTCTCCTTGATTGATCTTAGCGAAAGCGTTAGTGACTCTAGTGGGTAACTGTAACATACGGTTAACCATAGCAATACCCGCCATGCTGTAGATCTGAGTGTTGGACGGACGCTGACCACGGAGAACCTGTAAGAGGGTGGCGATGACCATCTGGTTCATACCGAAGAACGGAACGGACATCATGGCATCCTGAATCTCAGACATAGGATCTCTCTTTGCTTTCTCTACCATATCCTCATAGGAAGTAGACATCTGAAGCTGGATGAGTTTATAATATAAATAACCGGAAAGTGCGTGACCCATAAAAGCTGCCGCAAATGCAGCCATACCGCCCAGACCAGCTCTATGCATACCGCTGTATACCGTAGAGGAGTAGGTATTAAGGGCCGTAGCTATGGGAGCCAGAGGACCAAGTGCTCTAGCTCCGACAGCAGGAGCTTCAGATACTGAGGGCTGTTTTGCGTATCTTGTTGCGCCTAACCATAAGATTTCTCTAAGGGCGTTGATTACTTGAATTCTTTGTGCTCTTTCTTTTGCGTTAGAATTATAATCAAAAGATGTTTCAGAAACCATTTTATCAAACGGCAATCCCTTTTGTTTAATATCATCACCGTAATCATAAAACAGCTTTTGAACCACGGGAGCAAGCTCTCTACTGAATAAACCATTCTTAAGCATATCAATAACAACAGTAATTAAATCACTATCCATGTTATAATTACTCTTGAGTTTTACTCTAAGTTCTTTCAGAGAAAGCTCATTTACATTCATATCTTGGAATGCTTCAGCCAATTCGTTAAACGTAGGTAAGATTGGTCCTCTAGGAGATCCCGGTATTAAATTACCTTCATCGTCAATTAAACTAACACCTTTGGACATTCTATAGAATAACCTATTAATATCCTGTGTGGTTTTTCTTGCGCCAATCTGACGGTTGAGGTTAACCTGAGAATTAAGACCCTTAGACGTAAAGGCGTAAATTCCTTTAGTTAGACCTTCAAATCCCTTATCAAACCTAGATTGATCTAATTTTCTACCGTCTTCCATACCAATTTTCTGAAGAACAACATTGACTTCTCTTGTCAAATCTTGGGTTATAAGCCCAAGACCTTCTAAGAATGCGTTTTTGTCTTGCTTACTTTTAAGTAAACCTACACCCTCTTGAATTCTATTATTAGCAGCTTGAAGGTTTGCTTTAAACGAACCAGCTAATGCCATAGGAGTTTCTTCCAAGAGAGAGGCAAAAGCAAGTCTTGGTCCAATAGCCAAAGCAGACCCTAACTGACCAATATGGTTAAGCATGTTAATGAACGGGATCGAACTAGCATCTTTATCGTCCCACTTTAACGTACCCGTACTGTACCTATAAGCACTTTTAATGGCGTTAAAGGCGTGGGTAAACTTGTTCTTCTCTTCGGGCTTAAGACCTCTTTTTTCACCCATCTGTTTCATAAGCGGATCAAGCATGATATCCTCAAATTGATTGTTTTCAACTAACTGATCAATAGTATCAATCAGATCTGAAATACCAACCCCACGAATACCAAAAGCGTTTCCGAAGACTTGCCTATCAAATGCTTGAGCTGCCTGCCCCCTCATAAGAGAACCAAATATTTCGGCGGGATCTAAATTAAGGTGCTTTTTAATAAGAGGGTTCTGAAGCATATCCATGGTATTAAAGAACTTCTCTCCTACAAAGGTATACGTAGAAGAACCGGCTCTCATCATGTAATCTTCAGCAACAAGATTAGCTAACTTCTCGTCCATTCCTTGCGTGTACGTTCTCTTTTGAGCTTCCTTTGTTTTCTTAAGTCTATCATTTCGTAATTCCATAATAGCTTCTTTTTGTTTTTCTGAGAGTGGTCTATCACCTCTAATATGATCGTTGTATACGTCACGTTCAGGTTCCGTAAGCAGATCATCTTTTTTAAGTTTACCTTTTTTAATATCTCTCATGAAAGAATTAAAGGCAGTGTTAGTATCACCTTTTTTCTGTAAGTACTCATTGTAGATACTAGACGCTGGTCCCATATCGATGCTAGACGGGGATTTAGTTGCATCGTCTCTCTCAAAGTAATCAGCAAAAATAACCTTAAATAAATCTGCATCAATGAATTCACTGTTAATTAATTCGTCAGTGATCTGATCACCGATAGCATTTCTCAACTCTTCTCTGGCTTGAATACCGTTTTTGCCATCGTTTCTAAAAACATCGTCTGAGAATTTTACAGGAATAACACCTTCAGTAATTAACCTATCTCCCAACGTGGCATCAAATACTCCGCTATCTACCTGAGCGGTAATAATTTGTTTCCAAATACCCCTTTCAGGATGCGCCCACATTTCAACTAAATCAACAACCTTTTCAATGTTGGTTTCCTGTTCAGCTAAAGTCTTTTCGTCAAGAGTTTGCCCTGCTTTTCTAAAAGCAAGTTTCATGATTTCTTGTGCTCTATTTTTAGCGGCTTCCCTTCCTTGCCATCCTTTGATTTCGTTAGAGTACTGAGTTTCAGAAACCTTTTCTCTCATAGCCGTTGAAGCCCAGAACATATCGATGAATAAATCATAGGGAGTATAATCCTCAGTTCCTGTTTTCATTCCCGGCGTAAAGTTACTAAGTTTAATCTCTAAAAGACCATTCATTAATGGTTCAAATATACCCTTTAACTGCAAGCCTAATCCCTGCATGGTAGGCAAGTTGGAACCAAATGCACTGGATGATACTAAGAGTTTAGTGTCAGTAGCTTGTAATAACATTAAGATTGTAGACGGAAGTCCGTTTTCTTTGTTTGCCATAAACGCGAACTTCTTAAGACCGAAGGGCTGTGCAAGGTTATGCATCAGTTTTTCTGTCTTTTCTCTACTAATTAAACCACCAGATAAATTACTCATAAGAGTAAAGACAGGGCTATCTACCAGAGTACCTGAAGATGTTTGCTCTCTCTTAGAGTCTAAGAATCTGTCAATAGCTTTTCGTCTCAAGTCATCGTTTTTAATTTCAAAGGCGTTAAACATACCTTCTTCGTCCGTATGCTCTCTAATAACATCGTCAAGCCTATGGATATCTGTTTTAAATGCTTCAGGAATATCAGGACGTTTTGGGCCTTCGTTGTTAAAGAATGAATCAGGGCCATCAAAGTTATCGAACATTCCACTAACTTCGTCTTGGTCCAACGCATTAACATGAGATTGTTTACGTAAACCCGTCTCAGCCATTAATCCCATACCCTCGGAACCAATGAATGTCTTGAAGTTTTTATCGACAAAACTCTTGTATCGGTTATATTTTTCAATATAATGAGAAGCGTTATCAATACCCTCAGCGATGGTTTTATTGTCTTTAATTTTCAGCACAAAAGAATTAACATCGTTTCCAAATAGAGCCGAAAGGGCAAACAAGACACCAAACAATTCGTTGTTTACTGAAGGATCATACTCAGGTGAATCAATCCCTAAGTTTTTCTTAAACTCAGATATTCTAGAATCATAAGAGTTTCTTTCATTAGGTTTACCAAAAATCTTTTGCTCTAATTCGACAAACTTATCGAAGCCCTCTTTATTCTTAAGGAGATCTCTGGCAACAGTCATGTAATCTCTCATGCTTTCTTTGTCGAGTTTGCTGCCAACAATGTGTCCAATCTCTTCTAAGATAATACCAACAGCACCGAACTCACTGATACCCTCAAAAGATTCTGCAAGATCTTTAGCCACTCTAATTCTTGCTGCAACAACCTCAGCTCTACCACCCGCTTTTACTTCAGGATCAACAACAACATCTAACGGTTTCGAGTCTCCGAATAGATCCTTTAAAAGAACGTGATTAGCTCTGTCGTTAAATACGGCCTTTAACAGTAAGTGATCGTTTTTGTTAATAGTTTCCGTAGCAAGAAGTTCGTTTATAACCGTTAAGAAGTTTTGGTGATAAAAACCATTTTGAGCAAACTTGTCGTTATTAAACACTTCGTCAATAGTATTCGATCCACTGAAGGGTTCATTGCTGTCGGTTCTAGGTTTAATAGAATTAATTTCTAACTCAGTTTGATTAGCTGCCATTGGAACAGTAGGGTTACTGGTATTTTCGTTCACATCTTTTATTGAGTCAGCAACAGCAAAATCAGCAGTAATCTGCAACGGATCTTCCATAATATCGTTTTGATGTCTAATGTTATCAGGGTTATATACAGCTTTATCGTTCTGTTGTTTTAATACGTTTTCTCTAAGCAAAGCAATAACGGGTAAAATATTATCCCTAAAGTCATCATACATTTCTCGGTAAGTAACGTTTTTCTGACCACGAAGGTTTTTTCTAAGCGTTTCCAGTCGTTTGAAAATATTGAATAACCCTTCTTCTTTACCGATAAACGGAACTAAAGACATAGCCCTACTGAATGCTTCCTTATCTACCGAACGAATAGTATCCAAGGCATTAGAGTCTTCAATACTAAGGTCGCTTAAGATTTCATTAGCATTGATTTCATTTGCAATTGAGTAAGCTTGGCGGATAGACGCATCGTCGTAAACCAAGAATTCAGCATCCATAGCTTTCGTACCAATAAACATTGTGTTTCTATTATCAACCTGAGTATTGGCTTTATTTTTAGTCAATCGTTTAATTGCTTGAGTTTGGATCATAGCATTCTGTCTAACTTCTTGGATAGAAGACCCCTTAGAGCTAAACGGATCGTAACCACCGATAGCATTAGGAAGAGATTTTTCGTAAGGAATATCAATTCCCATGCTATGAGCAAAAGTAATAGTATCCATTAATTTTTTGTTTACAATAGAGTTAATTGCCATAAGTTTTTCAACAGGTAATAACTTAACTCTAACTCTACCTAAGACATAATGAGGAGAGACTGGTTCACCAAACTGGTTAATAAATACATTATCTTTCTTGGAAATAATAGTCTTTTCAGATCTTGTCTTGAGGAGGCTTTCAATAGTCATTCCTTCCTCAACGCGACCTAACACTCTATCGATATTTGGGAACATCTTCTTCATATCCTGAGCAACAGCTTCTGTCACAGGAATATTTCTAAGAGATTCGTTCAAGATATGCCGGTTACTATAACCTCTTACAGCTTCATTAGTACCTCTATCAAGTAAGTTTTGGATTGTTTTAGTTTCAGTTTCATCTAAAGTTCTAACAAAGTCTTCCATTCCAAAAACATCGGAAGCATCTAACGATTCACCTTGAAGTTTCTTATCGTAGTATTTAGTAAACACCCCAATATGCTGACTCGTAATCTCATAGTCCTTACCCATAATTTTACTAATAGCATATCTCTTAGCTGAATTCATGGCGTATAAAGACAGGTAGAGTGCCGGAGAGTCACCACCAGAGAAGGCAACCAGAGCATTCATTGCTCTATTGGGATCCTGACCCCTTGCGCTAACAGCAGAGAATCGTCCTTCAGAAGTTAAGATTTCCCCTAAGAACTCCGCATCACCAGAAAGCCAAGCTAATAAGTTACCTGCTTCAACGTCGTTATTGATAATCATATTTTGAATGGCTTCCTCAATTGTACCAGTCCCAAACGATACAGGAATTGAAGAAATAGTATCAGCTTCAAGGCTGTACAAATCAGTTACTCTATTTTTAGCATCAAAGCCCCACTGGGTAAGTGCTCTGACAGTCATCTCCTGATCTAAGACAGAGTTATCAACCATGGCATCCAGAGAGTTCTGAGCTAAAATGTAGTTAGTGTTTTCTAATACTAATGTGTTAATCTGGCTATCAGATAACGATGGTTTTTCTTTCTTAATAGCTGAGAAAATACTATCGTACAAAGACTGGACCTTTTCGGCTTCTAATCGAATCTGTAACTGACTTCTTTCCGATTCTCGGAGTCCGTTTAAAGAGTAGTAAGCTAAGAGAATCTTATCGTAGTTACCCTTATCTCTGAATTCGTTCAGTTGCTTATTATTAACCGTTTGTACGAAGTTATCAAGTTCGCTTCGTAAAAGCTCAGATACTTTTTCAATAGTCGGTTGTTTATCTAAGTTAGCAGCAAAAGAATTAAAGATATTAAACGGCATTGTTTTCTGTAGTCTCAAGGGCTTAATATCATCTAAGGCTTCAGGAAGTGTATTAGGGTAAGCTAACTCTTCGTCACTAAATGGGCGTTCAGGATTTACTCCAGTTAAACCCTTTCTAGTTGTTTGAAGTCTTTCTAATCTAGCTGCTGACGGAGATCTCAATAACTGGGACATCCTAACAATACCCGAAGGGACACCTTCAAAGTTTTCTAAATAAGTTTTAGGCAAGAACCCTAAAGCACTAGGCAGAGAGGTAACTTGAGACGTAGTGTCGTTTCCAGTGATCTCTTCCATGATACCAGCTATCTCAGGAGATCTATTTTCTCCCGTAGAATCAATCATCTTAGAAATCATTTTAATTAAGACATCGTACTGTTCTTTATCACCTTCGTTAAGATTACCTCTATTCTTAGCTCTTTGTAATCTATCTAACTGGGTAATAGCCGCATCTCTAAGTTCAGCAGAATCTCTACTATCCGTTTCCCACTGCTTGAAGAAATCGTACATGGTAGAAGTCTCAAACTTGTTTCCGCCGATTTCAGGTAAGTCACTTCCGTCAGTAAACTCAGCTGCTTTTATAGCAAGTTCTAAGACCGTAAGTTTTTCAATTACTTCTCCAATATCTCCAACAATAGGATCATTTCTTTGTTCGACTACGCTATATACCTCACCGTCTCTAAATCTTTTTTCACTGGTGGGAGTGAAATTAGACGGACTGTACCTTCTACCGTGGTCAGATCCTGCGGCGTTGAAGAAGAAGTCGTTCTCAAATCCTCTTCTAGCGACTGGATTCAATCTGTTTAGGACTGTGCTAATAACTTCTTCTCCAACGTTACCGAACATACCTCTCATAGTATCTTCAAATGATGATTCTTTTAATCTGTAAGCTTGTCGCGCATAGCTGTTTAAGGCATCAACTTTAATATTACGTGCTTCCTCAAAGGTAACAAGAGTGGAATATCTTGAGTAAGCTTCAGTAAAGTCTCCAGTTTCCTTAGCCTTTTCTAAAAGCTCTTTTAACTGTTCATCTGATTCAATTCTTTCAAGCGTAGTTTCAATGACACCGGAAAGACCCTTAATAGCGTCTTTTTCGTTTTCGTAGAATTTGTTTTCAACTAAATGCCGTGAAACACCTAAAGTTTTTCTAATAAGCTCACTGAATGAAGAATTTTGTTCTCTGTTGGATGCAGTTGTTCTACCAATAATTGTATCAAAGTCATCGGTTTCATCAAAGGTACTTCTAACAGCGTTACCAATAGGAATATTACTTTCTTGAGTAAGTTTAAATCTATTGAATAAGTCCCTAAGTTTTTCATTGGTAATCTTATTTCCGCCTCTATTTGGGAAAAGAGTTTCTTTCACCCAGCCATTTTCAACGGTAACTCCATTCTCGTTAAACAGGTTGCCTAACAAATCGGAAGCTGCTATAGCAATTCTTGTATAAGAAGTATCATCAATAATCCCACTGTTAATGATCTTTTCTTTGTTTTCAGGGACATTAAAGAACTTATTGTAAATATTATTACCCATAGTTCCTGCACCTGCGTTATACAAGTCAGTCATAGTGGGAGACTTAAATATTTCTTTTAAGGCCATATCTAGATCGTCAGCTTGAGTAAAGATTTTTCTAATAGCCTCTAATGCCAAGACATAATCTTCACCCATAGCTTCAACTGCTTTGGTTAAAGTACCGCTAGGGGTTCTTTCTTCTGCTGTTCTCTTTACACGTTCGTAAATAGTTTCATAGTTTTCAGTAATGAATCTAGATAATCCCTCTTCTCCTTCAGCTTCTCGGACTAAATCTCTAAAGAATTGTCTGATTGCTCCGGCACCTTCGATACCTTGGACCATACCAATCATAACATTACCACCAGAAGCATCTGCATCAAGTTCCTCGACTTGTTTTTTAAAGAGTGTTTTCTGTATACGTTCTCTAACCTCAGGTTGTACTTCGTCAATTCCTCCTCCAAAGAAGAAGGTAACAAAATCATAACCTGTTTCTTTTTCAAATTTAGAATCGTATAATTTCCTAGCCGCGTCGAAGACACCTCTGTAGCCGTAGGTTATCTCTGCTGCTGCCAACATACCAGATTGAATTGTACCACCTCTAGCAAATCCAACAGGGAAACCAAACCCAAGACCATCAAGGGGTCTAATAGTACCACTTTCAGTAGTCACTTCGGGATTAAAGTGACCTGCGTCTCCGACTACTAAACTGGAATACATGGGGAACAACGCATCATGAACAGCCGTCATAAAAGCTGGATCAGTAGCAAGGAAATGCTGTTTGTTTAAGTCAATTGCTCGTTGAATACTGTTAGGCACTTCGCTGGTTAATGACTGGTAGGCTTGAGTGGGGAGAATCAGTAGGCCAGTATCCCTTGATTTATTGGGAATAGCATCCTCTTTGATTTTAAACTTAGTTAACCACTCCCTTAATGCTTTAATATCAACACCAGTATTATCTAATTCTGCCTTAAGAATAAAATCAATCTTACGGTTTAAGTCAAACTCATCGTACATAGAAGCGATAACGGAATCAGACCGCTGTTGGATCTTGCTTTCTCTGCGCTCACCAATATCTACTTTACGCTCTAACTTTCCGGTTTTACCCATAACAGCTGTTCTGTTGTTAACTCTGCTTGTGTTTTCTTTCTGGGTAGTTAAAGCGTCGATAACAGCACGGGCTGCTCTTACGGGATGTAATAAATCAATCACACCACCTAAGTCCGAAAACTCTTTAATCTTTTTACCAGAGGGTAAAACTGAGTTAAAGTCTTTCAAAAGATTAGTTACAATCAAACCGTCAGTAACATTATCGGTTTCAATATTGTTATTTGTTTTCGCTAATCTGGTGATCTTTGTATTGAAGTGGGATTCCCATTCTTCCTTGGTAATTGGGTTACCATCTTCATCGACATAAGAGTCTTCTCCGTTTGCTTTCCTCCACTCTTCCGCCCTTGTTCTATTAGCTTCGATAATATCTTCAACAAAGTCAATATTATTTCTAATGCTTCCTTCTCCTTCAAAGAGACCAGTACCATCAATCTTACGATCAAAGATTCTGTTGTAGGTAGCGTCGATACTCTTCATGAAAGCAGGAGCCTGACCCGGATCAGCCATAGCAAGTTTTTCTCTAATGGAATCTAATACAATATCTCCGTCGTATACTTTTTGTTCTCCTCCTGATTTTGTATCAATCAGTCTCATTATCTCAAAACCTGAGTTAGATCCAGCGATTAAACCAAGAAGATCTTCTCTAGAAATTTCATTTGTAAAGTTATAACCTTCTGAAATAGACCCAGCCACGTTCTTACCGTTTTGTCGATTAGCTGCAATGTAGTTAGATACATTCATCAGCAGACTCATGAGTGGTTTAACGTGACCAACGGGAGGTCTTATTTCTACAGAAATTCTTTCAGATTCTAATCTAATCTTGTTGTTTAGAATATCTTTGGTACGTCTTCTAACAGTTTGTTCGATACCATCTCCCATTTCCTTCAGGAGGTTAGCAATTTCTTCAAGTTCTTTATTAATCGTAGTCAGTTCTTCTGTTGCAGGTTGTGACTTCTTTCTCCTAGCGATCTCTGCTCGAAGATCATCGGCTTCTGCGAACAACCTAACGGGTTTAGCTTCTAGTTTTTTATTACCTCCTACCTCAACTTGTGTCACCAGAATTGCAGCACCTTCGTCATTGGCTCGACCAGTGCCGTTTTCAATTTCATTCAGCGCATTTTCTAATCGCTCAGTAGGTACGTCTTTCAGATTTGTTTCGGCATTGCCGCCCTTATAACTTTGTACAGATCCAACAGGCATTTCGTCCTTTGGAGTCATTTTCGCTTCTCTGGTTTCAACTTCACCAAGTTTGCCTGCCGCCTCGTTGAATTCAGCTTCTAGCTCATCAACATTTTGGCCTCTTTTTTCTGCTTGTTTTCTTGCCTTGTCAGACAATGTAGGTCTTCTCTGGTCTTGGGAACCTTTTCTAAGTGTTTCCCTCTTAGCTAAAAGCTCTTCTTGTTTAAGCTTAAACTCGTTATACTTATCGTCTTTATCTTTTGCAGTTTTAATTTGTCGTTTTATTAACGCTTCTTCTTGTGATTCCACTCCCTCTTTAATCAGTTTTTCAATAATCTGCATTTCTTCTGATTTAAAGTAAACACTAGAATCTAAAAGAGACACGGCTTTGTTGTAATTGTCTGTATCTTGCTGCGTAGGGTCTTTCATTCTTTCGGAAATAGCTGAAGCTAATTCACTCGCGCTCATCTTACTTCGTCCCTTAATTTCTAAGGATGCCGCAAGATTGTTCAGGACGTTTTTACCGAGTCCTAATTCCTGAACGTCTCCCTTTGCAATTTTATCTCTTACATCTTTGACCTTATGTAAAGCCTCTTCAAACTGCTTCTTTTTGTTTTGTCCGTCCTCAAGATTAGAAATAACATCTGCAATATTGAGCTTATCACCATCATCTTTAAGTGCAGTCTTAATATCACCAAGTTTCATAACTTCAGCGGAATCGAAGGCAGAAAGGAACGCTTCTTCGGGATCTAATCCTTTTTCGATAAGCTGATGGTACATAGTCTCATACAGTTCTGCGTCTTTAGCTTGGATAACGTTTAAAAAGTTATCATTGACAAAGTTTTTAATTTTTTCCATGTCCTCAAGACTGATACGATCTGTACTGTAATTCTTAATTTTACGAAGAAGAGTATCCATGTCTTCGCTGATGTTTGTCATACTGAGTAAACGATTAATGAGATCTTCATCCATACCAAGCACACCCATAATGCTTGCAAAACTGGGAGCATCCGCTTCTTTATCAAAGGTCAAATCTTCAACAATTTTATTTCTAAGTCTTTTACGGAAATCAGAAATATCTTCAATTAAAAAGTCATCTTCAGCCTTTATTCTTCTACCTACAAGAATCGCATGATTATAGACATTATCTTCGTGCGCGGATTTCTGTTCATTTTGGGTTTTAGTCAGCGATTCTAACTTACTTTTTTCTTTAGTAATTTGATCTCTTAATTCTTTTTTCTTGTTCTTATCAGTAGTGTTTTTTAATTGCTCTTCTAGATTCTTAACGGTAGATTTAACTTTACTGATTTGTTCAGTTGTTTTATCTAATGCGTCTTGACTTTCGTTACTTGCTTGGGATGCCTGCTCCTCTTGGGTTCTAAGATTGGTAAAATCTTCTCGACTACGAATAGTTTCAGAGCTAGAAGGCTCTACTCCGTTCACAGTTGCGTCAGCAATTTGTTGCCTTCTTTCGATGGGGTCTACCTTTTTTATAGCACTTTCCGCAAGTCTTACGTTTAATTCCTTAGCCTTAAATTCCTTATTTCTTGCAATCAAATCATCCTTAAGGCCATCTGTAAGTCGTTTAAGAAACTCATCTACCGAAATAGACTCATCATCTTTAATACTATTAGCAATTCTTTTTGCAGTTTTTCTAATAGTAAGACCTGATTGGTTAGCAGTAGAGGCTATTTCGTGGATTTCGGTTTCAAGCCTATCGAGGTTACCTTCAATCTTTGAATTATCGTCACCAACATCTAATTTAGTGAAAACATAGTTTACAGACATCCTAGCATCAGCTGTAATACTATTAGAGGTAGCTCTGTTAACGAAAGCTTTAACAGACCTTGTAAATCTAGATTCGTTTTTCCGAATTGAGTTAAGCCTATCTGAGACAACCTTGTTTAATTGAGTCATCCACCCTCGTTTTCTACCTTCTTCAGGAGAGTCTGGACTATCAGGATCAAGATCCCTCTTCCCTCTACTAGCTAAGTTAAACCGATCAGAAAGGTTACGTCCAATGTTAGCAGTAACATCAAACGCTCCACCAACTGCGGGAGACAGTAAACCACCGGCTACACCACTCATTGCCATACTAAGCCAGATAGCACCGCTCTGCTCTCTCTGGTAGGCCATAGCGTCTGCTGCTTCTTTTCCGTACATAGCTTCATTTAAAACATCCTCAACGGAACTAGCATACTTGTATTCTAATGCGCCCCAAATAACACCTTCACTTAACCCAGAAATAGATCGGTAAGCTATTTTACCTGTAACACTTTTAGGAAGATAATCGCCCGCTTCTAAGTATGTTACTAAGTTTTTAAAGTTCTTTCCTTTACCCGCCCTAAGCGTGTACATAGCAGAGGGGGCTAAAAGCTCAGAGACAATCTGCGTGGGCATGAATCTCTGGAAGTGAAGTGCTTTATCGGCTATTCCTCCAACGATCTTACCAGCTGATGATAGACCAACATCTGCTGCTTCTCCCATCCAGTGAATACCTTTTCTCGTTCTTGTCGCTTTATTGAAAACCGACATTGAGTTAGATACTTTAGTAATATTACTAATTGCAGCAGAACCCTTTAAAGTAAACGCTGCTCCCTTTAATACCGAATATCCACCTACGGTGGCAGCAGTAGCAAGAATATCTAAAGGTAAAGAAGGGTCAGCAGTAAACCCATAACCAAACATATTAGCGTAAGCTTTAAACGTAAACTCTCCGTTAGATCTTCCTAAATGTTCAGCGACAGAGTATTCGATTTGTTTTTTGTTAACGCCAGCAATAAACGCAACAGGGTTTTTAGACTCCACTAAATCCTTAATAAACTCAGGATTCTTTCTAAGATAATATAACATATCTTGGTTTTTAGTTGTAGTCAGAGCTTCAGCTAACATATTTCTTGTACCGGGAAGCTCATCAGTACCTACCCAAGTCTTATCATCGTACCGGTACAACTTATCGACAGCATCTTCCGTCCCAAACATGGATTCGTAAGTTGAGATTTTTTCTCCTGTCATGTAATCAGGAAGAAGTTTTGCAATATTATCAATAAACCATCCATTGCCTGTTCCGGCTGTAGCCATAGCAATTTGCTGTTCAATTTCTTTTTGTCTGAAAATATCATCAAACTCAGAATCACGTAAGGGGTGATCTTCAGGAAGAGAATCAAAAACCTGCCTTAAAGCAAACTCAGTTTCTTCTCTCATACGCATCTGTAAAGCTTGGTCAGACATAATACCCGCAGTTTTACCAAGTATAGACTGATTTTCAGCGTACTGAGTAGCATTTGTAAGTTTAGATGCTTGATACGACTCACGTAAATCGTAGAATCTCATGCCCGTTTCACCCGGCATAGTAGCAAAAAGTTGGCTATTAAGCAAGGTAGGAGCTAACGTAGGATCGTCAATAGAACGGTGGACACCTTCAATAAATTTAGGATCTGAAGATTCAATAACGATTTGTTTCTCACCGTTTTCGTCTACTACTTCTTTTGCGAGTGATGTAAATAGGTTAACAAAATAATTATTTTCCGCTTCAACTCTTTGAATAGTTTCCTCAGGAGAAAATCGTTCTGGCCTGAATAAATTATCAGCCGCTGCTCTAAAGTTATCTCTTAAGTTCATAACTTCAGTTTGATCTAACATATAGTCAGCCGAATAAACTGAGTCTGCTAAAAACCCGCTAAGGTTTTGTGAAAGCTCGTATTCAGCTAGATAATCATTAAGTTTTTTAGGACGAAGTGAGTCCTCAAACTCTTTTTTCTTTAAAGCATTAACGTAATTAGTAGCTTCTCTAGAATAGTTCTCACTATTGTATTGAATAGGCATGTAATTTTCTCCTGATTAATTAGGTGTCACTAATGAATTTACTCATAGTATAATATGGGTTAAGTTTCATATTGCGGTTCATTCGGTTGAGTACTTCTTTTATATTTTCTTTTTCTTGAGCACTATATAATAAAGGTATCATATCTAAGTTATACATCCAATTAGCTGGCTCAAAGACTTTATCGCTAAAGTTTCTATTAGAATTTCTTAAAATATTTTCTTTAATTTGTAAAAAATATTTCTCATCTAACATATACTCTTGTTCTTGACCAAACCCCAAACCTTCTCCGAAATTAGTTTCAATAGTTGTATCGAGACCTGTACCTAAGACAGCTGCGAATAACTTTGGAATTCCTTTGGTATCAGTGGCATCGGTATAATCCAACATGTTTTTAATGAATTTTGATGTTTTCACTTCTGGGTTAGGTAACTGAGACATTTGCTGTAATTGTATATAAAAAGCAATACCTTGGTTGAGACCTAATTCCGAAATACCGTATTCGTAACTGTCTTGGTCCCCTTTTTTAGCATGTGATAAGCCTCTCTTTAATCCATTATGGTTTACTAGTCTTCTTAAAACCTCCATCCAATCACCTGAAACTCCTTGAAGCTGTTTAAACTGACTATTTAAAAGTTTAAAAGTATCGTAAGGAACAATGGTTTCACTCTGAGAAACAATCTCAGCTTGGGCTAAAGGATCATTAATTTCTAATTCACTTTCAATACGAGATAAAAATTCACCTTGCTCAGTAAAAGGATTAAACTCAAAGGGGCTACTAAATCCGTCTGCTACGGGATCTTTAGAAGCAGGCATAACCTTAACGCTATATGTAAAGAATCTACCATCATATAACTCATCTTTTTCTTCCATATAAGCAGTAAGACCCGGTTTACTATCGTCTTCGTTATCGACTTCTACAATAGATACGACAACTCTTTTACCTGCGGTATTTAAACTCTGTGTTAAAAGAGCATCAGCTGAAAATTCTGATGTTCTTTTACCTTCTGCTTCAAGAGTAGCCAACATAGACCTATATAATTCTCCTGTTTCCATGGAAAAGTTGAAAACTTGAGGGTCATCTAAACCAACTCTAGTCATTTCAGCCATAAGCTCTTCAGTGGCTACCCTACCTTTTTCTCTATTTTTAATAATTTCTTCTTCGTTTGATCTAGGTAATCCAGTTACACGATCCATGTTTAATACATCGTTAACATCGTTTCCTATATTTGAATTTTCAAATACAATTCTTCTATCAAATATTGCTCTTGATGGTATTTGAGTATCTTCAAAAATTAAACCTTGGTAACCTTGAATTACTCTAGCATAGTTATTTATATCTTCTGGTCTATTTCCGAGTAAAGCTACGCTATTTGCTAATGCAAAATTCCTAATATCGATAACACGATCAGGGGTAGCTTCAAACGCCCCAGCGTTACGTGGCCTAGAAGATTTAAAATTACTAGCTGGTATACCTAAAATAGATGCCAGTAAATCACTAGATTTTTCAACAGTTTCTTCAGGTAAAAATGAGATACCATTTCCACTGACTAAACCAAAAATAGGAGCAACTTTCGTTAAGTTACTTTGCATCCAGTTATTAAGCTCCCCTTGTCCTTGTGTTTTAGCTTGTTCAATTTCCTCTATTAAACCGTTCATTCTTTTATTTAATTCTTGTTGAACTCCTTTAGGGAAATCTAAAGAGTACCCGTGAATTTGTCTTTTTTCTTTATAAGATTCCATAAAAGAAGAAAGGTAGGGGACAACCTTTTCGTTATCGTCGCTAAACTTAAATACGCCATCACTGTAGCTAAAAATACCACCACTTTCAAAAGCTACCTTATTACCTAATCTTTGCATAGAGTCTTCAAAAGAATTCACAAATCCGACGTACCTCTGGTCTCCTTCAAATATCTCGCTGTTACCTTTTCTTTCAAGTATTTCTGCAATGTTTTTAAATTTCATAAGAGCGTTCACATCTTCGTCTTCTATAATTGCTTCAATACCTTTAAAAGCCATATCATTTAAATACGGTAAATTAGCTCGTCTAAAATCTTCTAAAATAGTACTATTTACGGATCTTGAAATATTGTTAAAAGCTTCTTCACCTAATGACATGGCAGCATAAGATAAATGATCCATAGCCTCTGAAGAGGATTGATAATCGTTTACTGTAACTCCGTTACTTAAAGCAGAAACCGTAGAACTTGTAGCAGTTGCTTGTTCTGTAAATCTCTGAGGAGTAGGAATATCAATACCTTCATTAACCATTTTTCTAGCTATTTGAGTATAAGCTTCAAAATCGTCATCGAAGAGAGATTCATCAATACTATCTCTGAGAGACATATATTTCTCTGCGTCTGGGAACATAAGTTCCATAGGCATAGGAGACTGAGGATATTTCCCCATTCCTACACCAGATGTAGCTTCTTGATACTCGAAATCGTAAGCAGCAATGCGGAAATCCAGCATATTATCTATAATAGATTTTTGGTTATCTCCGTACTGGGAGCTGTAAAGATTATCTATAATTGTTCTAGTTGTATATATTCTTTCGTCTTCTCTATTAGCCTCAGGAGGAGGAGAACTCGGTACAGTCACAGGGTTTACTGGCCCAGTTGTCATTTCGGCTTGCCGTGCCGCTTGTAAAAGCTGTCCGGTTCTTTGGTTACTACCAAAGAACAACTCAAAGTCTTGTCTGTACAGACCGGAATAAGCCCTCATTGCCATAGCATAAGCAGCTCTATCTCCTTCCGATCCCTCACCCAGAATCGTTGAAAGATATTCAGGTTCTTCTTGGACTTTCTTAACAAACGGTTGCAGTTCTTCTGGGAATCTCAAAACATTGTATCTACTCAATAATCGAGTATTAGTAATAGCTGAGTCTCGATCGATAATTGAAGGAACCTGTTTAACGCCATTATAAAGGTAGGTAAACATGCCTGCTTGACCAGCGGGAGAAAGACTAAGAGCCTCACCCATAGCTTGTAAATCTTCATCTACTGATGAAGTATATTTAGACATTTTATGAATATTTGCTGTTCGATTCAGTTGCCCATTTACTAAAAGTGTAGAAGCGTTTCGACCTCTGGCTAAACGATTTTGAATTGTAGTCTGAGCAGCATAAAAAGAGCTAACCTTTTGATCGACTGCTTCCATAATACCGGGGTTATCTAATACGTTTCTAGGATCAATACCAGCTTCTGAAAGGCTAGTCTCTAAAAAGTTTCTAATAGTATTATTGAACGCTGTTGCACCCAGACCAACCCTACCAGCACCTTCGCTATTTAGAATAACATCTAATTGAGTATTAGTAATATCGTATAATCTGTTAAACTGTTCCTTAAGATCGTTTGAGATCTGACCCTGCAACCAACGATCACCCGAAGTTTTTAACTGTGGGTTAGCACTAGTAAAATCTTTAGTTGCCGCCTCAAGAAAATCTTGCCTACTGAGACCTTCTCCTTCTGAAACGATGGGATAGTTATTCGATTCTCTGAGAGTTTTAGAAGCCCAACTAGTAAACTTAAGATCGTCTGTAATTCCATTTAATTCTTGTAATGCCTGAGTTCGTTGATTATGAGCTGCAACCTGAGACGTTTTAGTCAGGGGTTTAAACTCAGCATATGCTTGATCAATCATACGAAGCTTAGACTGGTAATCGATATTGTCTTTCTGAAGAATATTACCAACTAATAGTTGGACATCTTGCATTCTTTCTCTATCTACTCTATCTCTGATTCTTCTTCCTTCTTCTACTAATCCAGTAATTGGACGTAAGGTAGCGAGAAGATCAGAAGCGATATTACTCTGTGGGGCAAAGGCAGTTCTTGCGTTCGCTCCGAATTGAATACCACCGAGCTGGGGCATAGAAAGCATTTCAGCTTCTTTGTAAACAGTAGGAGTACGCCTTTCTAATCTATCTAACTGACCGGGAATTCTTCCCGACATTTGAACCATATCGTTTTTAGTTACTTTAGGCATATGATCCTCCTACTGCAAGTGTATCGTCTTGTCCCCCACCCAAGAATGAAGTAGAGTATATAGTGCTTGATGTATTCTGAGACCCGACTACAGGTGGTGATGAAGGGTTTTGAGTAGGAGTTGAACCGACAAGTCCACCGATTGCTCCCCCAAGACCTACGCCAGACATAACACCGCTGAGTCCGCCCATGAGACCAGCCATAAGCATATTAGGTTGGGCAGGAGGCATTCCCGGAAGATAAGCATCCGCTTGTACCATAGTATCATCAATCTGATTCATATTATTTCTATACTGATTTTCCATAGATTTCTTTTCATCTAAGGTATTAAAGAATTCGTTTTCCCAATTCTTAGCACCTTTCATTTCCATTTGCTTTTGAATAGCTTCAGCAGTACCTGAGGATAACCCTATTTTGTTAGACAGCATAGCGTTAGTAGTAGCTTTCTGCAATCTATGGTTCTCTGCCATAGCTTCTCTTCTGCCTTCGACATTCTTTTGTAAAGCAATTTGCTGTTCTGCGTAGTTTCTAGACAGTTGTTCAGCAATAAGAGAATTTTGAATTCGTTTCATGGCGTTCGCGTTAACAACACCAAAAAGTTGTTTTCCAGCAGCCCACGATTCTTTGAGTGTTCTATCATTATAAGCGGCTACTTCGGCGTTATATTGAGACTCTGCTTCGCTCATGCCACCGAAAACACCAAGCGCACCGCCTATAACGGCACCGCCAACTGCAAAATAAGGCATATTATTTCTCCATAAAAGAAAGTATTTTATCTAAGTTATTATCTATATCCTCAGTATAAACGTGCAAGATAGGGTAATTAGCTTCTTGTAATGCTTTAGTAAGACACCACCTAGACCAATCTATGATATCTGTAGGTGGATTAAAAGGGGATTCAAATTTAACTAATTCCTGTTCTTTTTTAAAAATTCTGTTAACACTCTCTAATTGGCGATTTTTATCTTTTCTCTCCAAGATAACTAGTCTGTCAATGTTATAGACTGGGGTTTTTAACAACACGGCAGGCCACACCTTTACACACATACCTTTCCAGATATGATCAGCGCAGCCTTTTTCAACAACAAGAGGGTCAACTTCCCAAAAACCATCGGGGTTTTCTTCTTTGGGAGTAAAATATAAAAACTTTTTACCAGCAATAGGTAATCCGTTTTTACGTAAAAAATTCATAGTAAAGGATGAACCAACTCTGGGTCCAATTCCTGTTACAACTTTCATTGATTAAATTTCCTTAAAAGCCTGTTTTTAAAATAACTAGGTTTGTTCATTTTAAGGTGTTCTCCGTTAACCTGTACATTACCGATGCATCTATCAAATCCAATACTCTGTATTCTTCTAGCATCGTTTTCCCAGTTTTGAATAATGTTTTCATTTCTTAACTGCTCTGCTTCTGCTACCTTATCGTCTACGTTAACTCCCAAGGAATCTTCCCAATAAGCTACGCTAGAAGCAAGAACATCTATGCGGTCATCGTGTTTAAGAGATCCTTTAACTTCTGTAATTCTAGTAATTTGACGTTGTGTCTTTTCCTGTCTGATAACCTTGGGATCAACAACTAGTCTATGGGATGACATAGCTGGCTCCAGTGTACCGATAATTCTTTTACTCTTATTACCCGTAACTCTGAACTCCTCAATACCCGCTTCACATCCCATGCGTTTCATTACGGGAAGAAGAATTTGTCCAAACATAGCATCGCCAAAGTTAGACTCAAACCTAATTAAAGATACTTCTGTTTCCATAGCCATCGTAACGATCTTCTCAAGCGTCTGCTCAGAGTAGCCACCCTGTAGGCCATCCAACTCAAGAATAAAGACATAGCCATTAAGATACCCGGAGACACATATAGCAGTTTCATCTGCTCCGCGACCACTAGGGTCAATGTGCATAACTTTATGTACATAATCCTCATAATTTTGTGAAACCCACATAGGCTCATACAGGACATCTCCACTCAATCCAAAAGAAGGTAATTTTTTATTAACGTGTTTAGATGCCCAAACAATCTTTTCAGGGGCTACTGTATAATCACAATCAAGTACAATCAAATCAGCCAACCTAAGGGGATACCTGTCAGCGTCAGCCAGTGAGGTATCTAGGTGGTAATGCAACGAGAACAGTTTAGGACCAACTTTGGCCTTACGCTCCATGAGAAGATCCAGATCGAATCTCTCAGGCTGGGTAGACTCTCCGGGCTGGAGATCTAGTTCTAATATATAATCAGCACAGTCAGCAATCTGACCGGGGCTATCAGGATCCGGCATCAGAGCCGGGAACTTGTGGATCGGATACCCGTCAGCCATCTTACGGTAGATCGACTCAGAGGTCTGAGGCGTACCCAGAATGCGTACACCACCCTCTCCGGGGTTACGGATCTGCTCGATCTCCCAGACCTTCGTGAGAAGCCGCTCACGGCTCTCTGCGGTCTCCGAATTCTTTTCGATCTCAACATCGTCCAAGATCACCCAATCGGCGTGAGACCCCGTTATCTGCCCTGTAACGCCCCGTGCGAAGCAGCTTAAATCCTGCCCGTGAGCAGTCCTGTTTTCGACGTTAAATCCGAAGGCATTATCCTTGGTATTTGGGCCGGGTTCCATGTGCTGACAGTACGGCACAAGGGACAGAATACGGCGTGTCATGGAGATGAACTCTGTAGACTTATTGGCCGTAGCTGACATGACCATCACCGTAGTATTAGGATCCTTCAGGAGCAGCCACGATGCGAAGCAAGCCGTTAGGACAGACTTACCGGCACCTCGACCGGCCTGAAGCTGGAAGCCGTCAGGGCCGTTCTGGAGCTTCTCAGCCATAGCGTATTGTAGTGGAGTAGGCTCCCCCAAGCCTAGATACTTGAAACAGGCCCACAAATGATTCCTGAAGTCATCAAGCATTTCTTGGGGTATATTCATTTCTTCTTTTTACCTTTCTTCCATGAGATACGCGCTGGTCCCTTTTTAGTCTTGGCTTTAGAGTTACACTGAGCTTTGGTAGGACGGCAAGCTGGGTAGGGACGTTTAGACTTACCCTTAGCAGACTTACGCCCACAGGGTTTACCAGTCTTACAATCAATCCACCCTTTACCCTTGTTTCTACCGAACCATTTTCTAAGTCCTTCTTTTTTAGCCATTACTTCTTCTTCCCTTTTTTCTTGCCTCCTGTACCCCAGTTCTTAGCACCGACCTTTCGGCATTTAACCAGCGCACCAGACGCATAGGCAGAAGGCCACTTAGAGTAGCGGCTCTTCACTTTACTATAACACGCATCACGTTTAGCTTTCTTTTTCTTAGCCATTAGCACTTCCACCTTCGCCTTGCTTTTCGTAAACGGCTGTTAGGATCTTTAGCAGCCTTAGGAAACTTTTTCATCTGACCAGCAGATCGAGCACAGTAGCTCTTTTTACGAGAACCGCCGCCCGGCTGAGGAGCCTTAAGCTTAGAGCCAGTCTTACGGTTAATCATTCGACGGCCCTTTGCAGTAAGACCACCTTTTTTGCTTTTACACCCGTTGCTGATATTACAGCCGGACATAGCTCCCTTTTTACTTCGTTTTTTTGCCATAGGACTTCTCCTTACGTGGTGCTAATAGTTTCTTAACGTCTTTGCCGGTACTTCGAGTGGTAGTACCACATGCACATTTAAATTTACTTTTCATTTACGACCCCTGTTTCTGGCTCGATTGCGAGAAGCCTTTTCTTTAACCATCCGCCCCGACTTGGTGTGGGACATATCTTTACCGTCACCGTTGCCGTAAGTACCTGCCTTACGGTTAGCAGCGTTTAACTTTGATCGATACTTCTTGCGGGCAGGCGTACTATGATAAGCTGTATCGTACTTCTTTTTCTTAGCTTTAGACTGTGGATTTCTATCATAATAATATTTAGAATTCTTTTTACCTGCTGGCATAGTATCTCCTTAAATGCCCACCTTGGATTTTACCCCAAGGTGGGTCTGACTGGCCCTGAAGGTAAGTTCAACAGAACCAAGGTAGCGAACAATTAAGTTCCAAACTTAAACGGTGGGTCTAAGTTCATCTTATCAACAGTAGATTCGATACCTTCCATGTCAATTTCGTCTTTATGATCCACGATAACACGACACACGACCTGATACAGACCGGGGGTACATTTATTAGGATCATCTAAATCAGATAAAAGTTGATATACAAGTTTATCTTTTAATCGTGAAATATTACTCATTTTGCTCCTTAGACGGATGCGACAAACACTTCTAAGTCAACATCAGCAGTATCAGCCTGAGCGTTGAACGTATCAATCTCAGAGAATGCCGAGAAGGCTGCTCCGCTGGTGTTAGCCTCAAGATCGTCGTTATACATACAGAACGTCTGTCCTGCTTCTAACTTGACGTAGGCAGTATCACCACTAGTATCTAACATACCAAGGGTAACAAAGTTAGTGTTATCTTTATTTGTAATACGAATATATCGAATATTAGATTTAATAAAAGCTCCGGCTCCCGCAGTAGTACCCAGAGTTAAAAGGGTTCTAGCAGCGGCGGTATCGATAGTAACAATCCTATGACTAATTTCATTAATCGAAGCAATTGTTAACGTGTTAGTAACACCTCGGTCAACTCCATTAAGAGTGACAGCTTCGGTGTGAGTCACAGTAAGTGTGGCTGGTGTAATTGTAGATGACATTATCGACCACCTCCGCGACCGCCGCCGACACCCTTAGCCACTCTAGTGCGACTAACAGCGTTTCTTCTAGTTTTACCTTTAGTCTTACGACCACCGGGTCCAGCTTTTACATCACTAGAGGGCATACCCCTTCGTCCACCCCTTTTAGCAGCGCGTTTAACGCCGCCCTTAACTGCTGCCTTAGCAGCTTTCTTTTTCTTTTCATCTTTAGTAGCCATTATCTACCTCCACCAATGGATTTTGTAACTCTAGTGCGAGTAACGCCTGTCTTGCGCTTTTTCTTTTTATGTTTCTTTCCTCCGGGTCCGGGTTTCTTTTCACTCGGAGGTGTAACAGATTTCTTTTTCCGTTTGTCATCGTATCTTTTAGCCATATCTATTTGGTCCTTGTTTAATAGGTGATCCATGAGGTTTATCGGATTTATATTCATGATCAGCAGGAAGATCATCTAAAGTGTCGTACTTCCAAGCAATTCCGCCCTCAATTTTTTCAATTTCAGATAAAAACGAGTTGTCATTTGTAGATGATTTTAACCAATAAAACTCATACATAGCTCCAGTCCAAGGATTAACATAATTTGAACCAGTTTCTCTACACATTAAACTAACTTGAGTTTTATCTGTCGTACCATCAATTTCAATATCTTCTAATGTACCAGTAGAACCGTCGTTTTCTCCGTTTATGCGAACAAAAACATTACCTGAACTATCTTCGGTGCCTATAATAATAGTATAATAACTATCGTTAGCTAATGTAGTACTAGTAGCGATATTGTTATTAGTACCTCCTGATCTTGTTCTAATTCTTAAACTTCCTGCACTAGTAACCCAAACCTCAAACTCACCATTTTGACCGGATTCACTAAAACACATTAAATGGTTAGTACTGGAAAAAGATGCCGGGGTTTTAACAAAAAATACAACCGCAAAATTTTTTTCAGAAACATCTACATTTAGATTAGTACCGACTGCTGCGTAGTTTGTAATAAGGGAATTACTACCGCTATTTACAGCACTACTAAAATACTTTTTTGTACTATCAATAGTTAATGTAGGCTCAGTACCAGACTCAGCCGTAAACTCATAGTTGTTATCAGTCCAGTCTCCCCAGCTTGCTACTTTATCAGAACCGTCAGAAGGACGCTGCATAGACTCGGCAATCAAAGCTACCTTACAATCAGCAATCTTACATTGAGTAGGAGAGAAAACACCACCCCTATTAAAAAACCATTCTCTATCCCACGGCTGGGGAATAATCCAGTTAACTGTAGAAGCTTCAAGGGTTCCTTCTCTTAAAGAAAGCACGTACTCCTCAGTCCCCCTACCGAGAATGGTATCTCTGTTCTGACGAATAGAACATTTCTTCTCGTTTTCGTTTTCAATACCTCTGTTCTCAGCGTTTATAGGGCCGTCGATAGTAAGTGTTTTAATACCGTCTGTTCCATAACTACCGGGAGTATGAGGCTTTCTTCCAGAAGTCGCCATTTAACACCTCACTTTTTCTTTTTAGTCTTTTTCTTTTTCTTCTTACTGTCTTTTTTCATACCAGCAGGCATTGCTTGTTTTGCAACCTTGTATTTTTTACCGTACATTCCGGGCATAATTAACCTCCAATAGTTCCATCAGCATTAGTGTTAAGTGCTTCAGTCATTTCCTCGAATTTAGCGGTCTGTCCATCACGGACAGCCTTAACTGCTCCAATTGAGCCAGCACCCATAATGGTGCCTAAAATCATATACTCAGCGGTTTGCATACCGCGTTCATCTTTTAAAAAATTCTTAATTTTATTAAGCATCTTTTCCTCTTTCGATTTCTCTAATTCTAGCTTCGTGATCTTCCGTTCGACGAAATATAGTCTTTAACTGTTCCGTCAAACTAGCAAGTTGAACATTCATTTTCCATAACATTCCTATAATACCAGAACCAATTAACAGTTCTACAATAGGAATAACATCCATGACAGGCATAATTATCTCCTTGAACTGACAGCGGACTGCCCAAAATAAAAACCAATAATAGCAATCAGGGCTGTACGCAACTCAGTAACAAGAAGGAATCCTTTTACTTCATGAAACTGTTCCGTAAATAATCCAAAGATACCACCAAACTCGCCTTCGACCCACGTAGGGATACCAAAGAAGGAGAGAATAAAGGGCGCACCAACCATTGCGAATAAAACAGTAATAACAATGAATCGCCGTACCCACGTACCGCCTGCACCGCCCCGTGCCTCCGCACGGTCAGCAGAGTCATCAGCAGCAGCTTGGGTCTTAATAGCCAACTCAGCGAGAGCCGACTGTCGTTCTACCATAGAACCGATTAATTTAAAGATAAAACCGGAGAGACCTCCGCCGATAAGGGACAGCAATTCAATGGGCATGGCTTAACCCTCCCAAACGGTCTTAGCAAAGACTTTCAGTGCTTCCCAAAACCCTTTAAAGAAATTGATAAAGGTTCTGTAAATAGCTTTCATGATAGCCTCATTTCTTTTTCTTTAAGTACGCAAAATAAATCGTTGCGTCTTTTCTAGCCAAAGCCTCAGTAGTTACAGTAGTCGCAAAACTTGCGGGTGAAGCAATGTTATTAAATGACGCAAGAGTCGTAGCGTCTTGACTAATGTTTAAAGCTTTCGATAACAAGCTAGGTCCAGATACTGCCGCAGCGAAATTAGCAGCAGTATACGTTTGATAAATCATTCCAAGGGGGTTACCCGTAACATTTAATGCCATGACAGCACCTCATTTCTTTTTCTTTTTGTATGCGTAAGAAGCAATTGCCATAACTCTGGCTTTTGTTTGTTGAGTGGGGCTTGCGGGTGGAACTGAAGCATCAGGAGTATCCAACTCAGTATCGTTATTAATATTAGTAAGGGCAGATTTAGTCAAACCGGCTGCATTAACTATTCGTCCCAGTTTAATTAACTTATCTTCATAAGTATCAAGGGGTCCGTTTAAAGTTCCTGCGGTAAAACCAATTGATCCAAAACCCGATTCGGGACCGCTCAGACCGACAAACGGAAACATGGATGCTGTAGAAGACGAGGCAGGCCCTAATGCGTTCCAATTATAGTAAAAGATAATAGTATTATCTTCTTGTCTATCTCCTGTTTCAACACTAAATATTGTTGACGCAGGTGAAGTAACTCCTTCCCAAGAAATACGACCATTAAAACTAGAAAAAGCTGTATTTAAATTAGTAGTTAAATTTTCCATAGTTTCTGAAGCACCACTAAAGGTTACAGCAATGCCTTTAACAATGGAATTTCTACTGTCCCCTACAGTTTCTCCAACTTCGACAACATCTCCTGAACTTCCTGTATACGGGTTACTTCCGCCCGTCATACAAAAAATATAATTCTCAGTATCGTAAGATTTAGTTTCAAAATTGTATTTTGTTAAACTAAGATAATCACCTCTATCGTCAGCAGCAATTGTTCCTGTGTTTAAAACAAAAGCATAACTATTCTCTTGATTGTAACCATAACGAAAGGTACGAGAACTCAACAAACCGGGTCCAATATTAGTATTTAAAGCCATGTTATTCCTCTTTCTTTTTATAGCCCATCATTTTGTTGAGAGCTTCTCTTCGTTTTTGGCAGGCACCGCATGGTTTTACCTTACCGCCAGTTGCTTTACTAATAACATTTTTAACCGTATCTCCAAGACCCCTAGAAGGACCACTATAGTCCTTACACTCCATGCAGTTTTCTTCGGTGGGCTTACCATCAAACTTATTGATCGTACAGATACGCTGGCCTGATAAAATACCTAAATGAACACAAGACATAATATTCTCCTTAAGATGATGACGAAGTACATGTTGAATCTAAGTCACAACAAGTACATTCATCTTTAACAGGAATCCACGTCAGGTCAACAGGATAGTTATCAGAGTCCACAAAGTAGTGGTCCCTAATCCTAAGACACTCATTGGTACATTCCACGTTAGTGTTAGTAACCCATGAGTATGTCCCAGACCCAGAATCATATGAGATAACAGTTAATGATTCTTCTTGGTTATTTCTAGAGTCCAAGGGTCCGGACCTATTACACGTAATTCCTGAGTAATCACAAATATCGTGATAATAATTTTTATTGTTTGCAAAACTAAGTTTCATTCCACCCACATTAGGAATACCGTGATCTAAGAGATTGCCGCTAGACAATGCTTCGATCTCCGTAATAAAGTTACTATGGGCCTCAGAGGGGAATTGGAACGGATCCGTTTCACCTAAGCAAGTACCATTAGTGGTATCATAACAAGCATCTAAATCATCAGCGGTTTTAAACACGCTTCCTTGAATGTGAGTTTTACAGATAGTGGGAAGGTCAGATGTAATCCTACTTGTGGTAGAAGAAACGCCAAATGACAGCTTCTGCTTATCGCTAGGATTATCGACCAGCCACTGGTTATAAGGACCGTAGGGGTTAATTCTCACAGCGTTAGCACTTGAGGTTCTACCCACAACCGGAGAGGACCGTTTGTGGACCACAGGACCAAAGCTGCTGCCCCCACCGTAATTATTGGGAACAAGGGAGGTATTAGAATAATCGTTCTTAACCTGCCTAAGGTTCTCAATCTTAACACCTTGGCTACCTACCCAGAAGTACCTGTATCCATCGACAGCAAAGTTACTTCCGGTGAACCCTGTCTTACCGCCACCATAGTCAAGACTGGAGGGGTACTGAGTTTCCAGTAACAGATCAGAAGTACCAAGATTGTGGAATACACTATCTTTGATAAACAAGTTCTGGATCTGCTTACGACCGTAGTGTAAGTACTTAGTGTCCAACGACGAGACAGCACCCTCAGTCAAGGGGAACATGGGTCCAGACGGGACGTTCTTACAGCTAGTGTCGCTACTGTCGGTAGACAAGCAGTATTTAGAGACATTGGACGATACGACAAAGTTCTCAAAGTAAAGGTGGTTAATCGGGACGTGCCCGAAGATCTGATGAGAATCAGCCTTTTCGTCTAAGTGGAAATTCTTGAATAAGAAGTTTCTATAATTAAAGCATCCAAAGTTCTTAGGGTTACCCGCAAAACCATTGACATGTCCACTGTAAGAACTCACAAGATCTCTCACAGTTAAAGAAGGACCGGGCATATTAATAATTCTAGAATGACAGTTATCAACTTTAATGTTAATCATCATTCTATTTTCAATAAAGGTATTAAAATTATATATACCCCGAGGGTTAGGACTACCAATAGATGTATCATAGTCATCGACAGTTTTGATTCCGTACTTGGTCTCAAAGTCATCTAAAGACCACTTAACGATATCTGTATCCTGCTTATTGGGATCACTGTAGTTATCGATGTTCTTAACCCAGAGGTCCATAATGAGACTATGCCCTTCGTCGCAGATAAGAGTATCGGTCATGTTATCCACGGTAAAGTGTTTAACCATAACGGGATTCTTTACGACAGGACCGGGGACACCAGTAGACTTAATAGATTTAGCGTAGATACCCATAGTCCATGAATCATTATCAGCTAATTCCATTAAATCGTGGTTATAGAGACCGAGGATAACACACTCGCCTTTCTCAGTACCAAGACAATAGGAGTCACTGGTGTGGACCAGATCGCTGTCAAAGATGCCCTTACAGGCACTCAAGGCACTGTTCGTACACGGATAATTAACACCGCAATCAATTTCAGCAGTCAGGTTACTACCCGTAGCAGAAAGATCCACAGTGTCAGACGAGAAGAAGGGCCACCATTGGACCTCACTCATACGACACTTACAGTTAGCTCTACAGTACTGACAAGAAGCTCCAGTACAGTCAGCGCATCCAGATCCATTAGCTAAGACACCACAGCAGTTGACACCACAGATAGTGGTATCAGAAGAACACTGATAGTTGTCTTCTCCATCTCTGATCTTTCTACATTTATTATACTGAATCTGACCACTGACAGTACCTCCATTGTCTCTGGTGAGGGTATCACCGCAGATAATGTCTCCAGAGCCATCCACTAAGGTAGATGCCTTAACGGCGGTCACACAGACCGACTCGAAGTCTACGTTCTCCACCAGAAGCCTACAGTTAGATCCGGTAGACTTCAGGCACTGGGTCACAGAGGAGCCAGTCAGAGACGTATAGACGGTAAGATCCTTAACGTGTAAGGCGAAGTTATCCCATGCCATTTCGACTCTATCAGGGCCGGGCGGGAACCACAGAATAGTCTTACTCTTACTATCTGGGTTTTTTGATTTAATAACAATACTCTTTTTCTCCAAGGCATTTTGACACCAAGTTGCTCCAGCAGTGAAGGTCAGAGACTCGCTGTCAATAGAGTTGGGCCAGTGATACTTTCGGGGTGTACCCGTGGTGCCGGGAAGAAGAATAATCTCTGCATCAAGTCGTTGAGAACCAGTTGCAACTGTATCGAGAAGACCAAAAGCAGCCGCAATAGTTGTGACATCGGCATCTCCTGAGCTAACCTCAGCAGAGCTTCCGACCCTCACCTGATAGGCAGAGGGGTTATAATTAAACCAGAATGACTCGTAACCATTGAACAAGATATTCTGTTGGCTGGTAGCACCAAAGACGTAACGGTTACTGGATGAGGTAAGTTTATTCAATCCGTTGTCGTAATACGTAAAGCCGTCGTTGGCTAAGTTCCACTTGTGGGTGGAACCAATCGCCGCAAACTTGTTTCTGTACTTTTTACCGTCAAGGGATTTAATAATCTTAGGACCGTCAGGAACATCTTCAGGCCATTTGGCTCTACTCAAAGGCCAGTCTTGACCATCAATCGGTCCCCAGTTCTTGTACTCACCCTCAGTTCTACCTCCTAAGGTTTCTCCTTTAAGGAGAACCTCAGCATTACCCGTAGGAGGCTCACCGTAAAGCAAGCGACCAATACCAGACTTAGGTACAATCTTAGCTCTCACTTCGTGGACACCTGAGGTAAGAGCGTCCGTCTCAATCCTTACAGTATACTCTTCTAATCCGTCAATGAGATTACCATTTTCGTCTCGTTCGACCTTAGCCACGCACTCTTCTTTTGGGTGTTTATATTCTGATCCTAAAGAAACGTAACCGTCACCAGAGGTAGCACCGTCTAAATACATGTGTACTCGATCAATACCAGACATATGTGCCGCTGATAAAGTAAGGTAGAAACCTAACTGAGTCTCGTTTAAATCTAAGTATTCGTTAGCGTAGTTCTTAAACGGAAGCTCAGTCCATCGGCCCATAGCTTGAGGGAATCCTCTAGCAACATGATCAAAATTATGTTTAGGATCAGCGTGATACCAAACGTCTTCATTCCAGTTTTGTGCTGTAACAGCTTTAATAGTTGGAATATCGTTTGCTTCGGCATTAGTGTCAACATAAGAACTAAACGCTCCGCCTGCTAACGGATATAAGACAAGCATTGTTGTAAAATTATCGTTAAATTCTACATTAGGAATTTGTGAGGGAGTTGTTTCAGGTTGGCCTGTTCCGACCCAACTGGAAGGAGAATTAGTAACAATATAAGGTTTTAATACTGTTTCTCTTTGAGCGTATTGCCAAAAGAAAGAACCACAAGTATCGAAATAAGGATTAAATACTCCTTGATTTAAAATATCATTTGGGTTATTTTTTAGTACTTGGACAGAATCTTTGATACTCTTATTGTAAAGATCTTCACAATCAGGACAGCTCTGAACAATACCGGCTAAATGGAATTGAGTAGGATAATCTGCTTCACCACCACACGGAGTTCCTGATAAACCAACATACCAAAATTCAATTTGATATGTATGGGGTCTCATGGGAATAAGCATTGCTCCTTCGGTTTCTGCTACAAAACTACCAGTCTCATCAATATAACTGTAACAACCTTGTGACTCTACGTTAAATTTACTAATCCACGGATTACAGAAAATACACGTACCGTCATCTTCGCAGCTAGTTTCTGTTCTTTTGTAGGCTACACTTGTATTTAAATAATCAGGAAATTCAGATGTATCAAAATTAGACTTTGTGATACCTCGCTCAGTTTGAGAATCTTTAGAATAGACATGATCTAATCTAAAAGTACAACCAGCAGTGACATCATCGTAATCTTGTGTACAACCCACTCCGCCTGCTTGAGGAACTTCTGTAAAATCAAAACAGTTTTTATAAACCGATCTAACTTGCGTTGACCAAATTCTAAGATAGCTCGTTCTTTCAAGAGGAATTTGTGTATGCCACCATCCTCCTTCTTCAGCAAATGAAAGGAAACGATAAGCATCAGGGTTATCTCTAAAAACAGAGTTGCTACGGACATCTTGTTTGCAATACGTAGCTATATGCCATGCGGAATCTAACTTAGTGAAGTCTTCTTTGATTTTATCTTTTTCAGTTTCATTAGCCATTGACTGGTAAATTTCTGTTTGAATAAATCCTTCATCTAAACTAGTAGTAACATCCGTAATTTTTTCAGTAACACCCTCTTCGATATCGTAAATACTATAATCTTCGTTTGTAGTTAAGATAGAAGAACTACTTGAAAGGGTTCCGTTTTCTTTATAAAAAGCGATAAATCTATTAAAATCATTTCCTCGTTTTAAAGTAAATTTATCGTTAGATAAAGTAAGCTCAACTTGTAAACCTTGCATTAAAACGGGAGGAGCATATTCAAAATCTGCATTATCGCAAGTTGCACATCTTCCAAAAACACTTTCGTTACGATTATAGTTACAGAACTGTAACATCTTATTTGAAATAACATTACTGATATTTGAGTTTCTGATAAGCTCTAAATTTTCATTAAAGTTGTTTTTAGGTAAACATCTTCGACCCGCCGGTTCAAGTGCATCTTGTGCGGTTTGATCAAAAATTAATCTCATGTTACCTAGTTCATTTAAACCGTCAATATAATACTGAGGAAGAACAAAACGAGCAAGAGTGTTTTCAATAGCGAGGTTGTTTACTTCATACGAACCACAGTAATCGTAAACATTTTGGTCTTTATAAGCAGCGGACATATTTAACGTAATATTATCTTGCCCTTCACCGTTTTTATTTAAAGGAGCGATACCAAAATCTTTTTGAGTACCTCTAGTACATAATGCATCAGGAATTACCGAAAGACAACCACCGTTGTCACATTTTTCCACGTATTCACTACAACTATCATATACAAAACAACCGCAAGTGTCAACTACTCCAGCAGCAGTACATTCTGGACATGGTGAAAATGGATCAACGTCCCAACAAATAGAATTATATCCTTCTGCTTTTTTAGCCATACAATCTTTGTAAGTAGTAAGAATAGGGGGTTCATAAAGTGTAGTACAACTACAATCATTAGGACACTGAGTACCCGAAGGGCCTTCAGGACAACTTCCGCAGTCCCACCAGACACCGCAAGTACTACAATCTCCACATATATAAGGTTCCTCTCCACCTCCTACTCCATTACAGCAAGCACAAAAAAGTCTAATATTTGTATTCCAGATATCTTCTCCTAAACACCCCTCAAATAAATCTATACATTCACATAGATCACACATACATAAACTAAGTGAGCCGCTACCAATAAACGATCCGTTACATAAACCCGCACAACTAGCACCAGAGTTAAGCGAATCTATTGCGTCATCTGTAAGAAAATCACTTAAACTTAATCCAGTAAGGTCGCACCCGATGCCTTCTCCACCAAATACAACTGAACTAGCTAAAGATCCTGAATTTTCGCAACTATCTCCTGAAGAATAAGTACTAGCGTCGATAAGTCCTTCAAATCCCCACCAATATTCAAACCTAACTCCCCAGTAATTTGTTTCTTCGTTTAATCCAGTATAATTAATAGTACGTGTAGATGTGTTATAACTAAACTTAAAGTCAGGTAAAGGAGAAGAGCAAGCAGTATCAAGATAGTCTTCTACGCTAAATACAATACCTTGTGAATTAGGGATAGGATAAAAGTCATCTAATAAACCTAAAAGACTTCCAGTTTCCGCTCCTTGTTCTTTCTTTCTAAAAGGAAAACGATATCGGTATGTTCTACCAACGTAATCTAAAGGATCGCTAGAAGTTCCGCCTAACGGGCTACCAATAGCAGGTACAGAAGTAGATCCGCCATCTCCTGAATACACTAAGGAATTACCGTTTTGATCTGTTAAATTAGTTTGATCAATAACCCTGATTCTTAAAGTTAATGCTTGCACTCCTCTGGATTCCATAATTAATAAAGTGTCTCTGTCTTTATCTTTAGAAGACTGGTCTGCGTATTCAATACCTAAGCCTGTTATCCCTTGAAAGTTATTCCAATATAATCCACTTTGTTGAAGACTTGGGAATTCTGATAATCGAAGTCCTACCATATAACCACCACCGTCATCAGAAGAACCACTAGTAGAATTGCAAAGTCCGTTTTCTACAGTAGCAAAAGTATTCCAATGATCTGAGTTACCACTTTCGTTATAAAAATGTTCACTTTCAGAACAATCTAACTTTAAATGGAACGGAAAAACATACTGAATAAAACTAGATGCGAATCCCGAATCCGGTAAATGAGACGTAGGCCAGTTATAAAAATTCAAAAGTCCAGAACTTTCCGTGGGACAATTGTTCTGTCCGTTATCAGAGTCTGGGTTATAATTACCAAAACAGCATTTACCTACAGGATTACAGCTTTGATCAAAAAGGCCGGACGTACATCCGCAATCGCCTGAATTAAAGGTGGGTGGTATACTCATTTGTTCTCCTTAAGTAGCACACTCGACAAGTTTAATAACATTCTGAAGACAGAAGGAATTTGTATCTGTTTTTACTAATACTCTTGTATCGACGGGAATAGGCATTAATTTAATTAAATCGTTATTAACCTGATTGACACCGTATACTCTCTGGTCTTCAAGAACAGGGAGGCTAAATGCCGATGGATCGTTATATTCAATACCTTGAAATGTACGGGGGCTAGTTGACAAAGCACCACTATTAGGCGTTTCAGCGGTATTAATCGCTCCAGAGATAGATGTACCTCCCCCTCCTAGTTGTGTATCTAAGTCGTAGCTATATTCTCCATACCCGTTTACATTATGTCCAGTAACATAGTACCACGCTGTATCGACAAAACTAGCCCAACCCTCAAGAATGGCTTCAATATCACTTAAACCAGACTCGGTAGGATATTCAAACGTAAATGTTATATCTTCATTACTATTACTAAGTTCTACAGAAACTTCATTAATAGAATACCCCGGTGGGCCTTGTGCTCCTTCTGCACCTTGTCCACCGGCTTGACCATCATCCCCGTCTAATCCCTTAAGACCTGAAGGAATATGAGACAAGTAAATAGAATCAGCGTCAGTAAAGGTTCCACTAGAAGTAAGGACGCTTACAGTTAAGGTAATAAACGATCCGTTATCTCCAATATTAGTAACCTCACATAACACAAAAATTTCTGGGTTACCGTTTTTAAAAATCTTTAATAAATCGTTAGTTGCAACGCCATCTGCGTTTGTTGCATTAAAGGATTCAAACCACGGAGACATATCTATAGCATCTGAGTTTTCATCGTCAACGTAGATCTCAGTAATACTCGCACCCGTGCTGTTAAACCTCACTTCGGCAGTTCCAATACCACTACTAGTCGTAGTAGAATCGTACTCAAACCTAAACGTATCTCCACCAGCAGAGCCAGCAACAGCTAACGTACTTGGATCAACATTTTTATATTCTCCGTCACCGGCGTGCCACTGTAAGATATCATTGTTACTTGCTGCGGCATCTTCAACATCCGATAAAGTATTTAAAGGAACTTTAGTTAATCCACTTTCAGTCATTACAAGAGTACTTCTAAGGGGATTAAAAGCAGTAGTACTAGACGTAAAGATATCCGTTAAATTAGTATCGGTATTATCACCCTCACAGAAGTTAAGAGTAGCTGCTAAGACAGCACTGCAAGAGGCTGCTGCTTCGCTAACCGCTTTAGGAACCCAGTTAGATCCATCCCAAGTTAAAACATGGTTCGTGGTAGGAGCCGAGCTATAGTCTACGTCTTTAACATCCTTTAAGTTTAATAAATCGCTAACGGACTGCGCTACGTAATTATCACTGGAGGTATTCTTATAGATAACAGTTCTAGACCCACTAGGAGGATCAACATCGTTAAGCTCAAAGATACTTAAGTTAATTAATTCTACCGGAATCTTACCGTCAGACCCAGTAGTTACAATACTACCTAAACCAGAGAGGTCAGAGAAGGTAACCATATCCATTTCAATGGTCCACAGAAGCTCTTGGATTAAAAACATTTCCTGACCTTTTTGGAAGTTAAGGAGATTAGAAGTTAACTGGGCACCGGGCTGGTACACAACAAAGTCAGAAAAGGAATGAGTTAATCTTTTAATAGTGTATTCTGAGGTCTCTTCAGGAGTAGGGAAGATAATACTAGCGGCATTCCCATCGTAATCTAAAAGAGGGCTACCGTCTGGTTTAGTAGTTTTGGTAAGACCGTTGATCTTGGTTTTAGATAAATAAGCATACTGCGTTGAGTTATTATCAGATCTTTCGGCAATGTAAACTTTAGATCCATCAGAAAGCTCTTGAGGGAGTCTGAACAATCCCTGCCGTTCTCTTACGGGGAATGTACCTAAAATATCATTACCGTTTGCATCTTGTTCGGCCTGAAAGAACACTTCAATTTGTTGAGTAATACTCACATCTTCATTAAATTGAGTTTGAAGTTTAGTTAAATCAATCTTGATGCAGTCCTCTGCTCCTCCGGTATTTCCGATGTCCTTACTTTCTGTAGTAATAAAAGATGAATCACCTGTATTATTAGGATTGTTATAGTTATAAGAACATTGCCTAAATCTTGTATTCTCAAATGCCATGTTAATCTCCTTTAAAAAAGACCGATGCAGCCCCGAGGCCACACCGGCCCGGAGAACAGTTAACGTACCCAAGAGCTATAGGTAGCGTTAAACCGTCCTTTTAATTCAATATTTGTAATATTCATCGGAGAAATATAATCCGATAGAATACTAATTTTAACTTCATCACCAAAACCAAAAACTTTCGATACCGTCTCCCCATCTACTGCAAAGTTTTCTAAAGGAGTTAAATCATTTCTAGTAGAAATTTCTTTAGACGAAAACTTAATAGGAGTAGTAATTCTATTTCTATTGTTAATTTCAATATCATAATTACCAGTATTGTGATGTCTGATATGCATAGTTCGTAAAGAAAGAACTCCGTCTACTACGTTTTGGTTGTCATCCCTATAATAAATAGGTGATAACTGAATTACAGTAGAGTACGAAGTGCCTACATACACTTGTGCTGGGTTGCTGTATTTACCCTGTACAGAAACAGTAGTATTTTTTGATCCTGCTTTAAACGACAGGATATTTAAGGACTCTCCGTCTACAACGATATCAGTAATATTATCATTAAAATAACCAGCAAAAACAAAAACAGTTTCATCGCTTTGCTCGTCATAAGTAGCGGAAGTAAACTCATCAAACCGATTATCTAACAAAGGAATTGAGTAGTTTCTTTCTTGGAATTTTTGTTTCTGTATATGATGTACAACTCTAGATCCGTTAAATGTTTCAGTAAGATAATAAATATCAGAATCGTATACATTAACGCTAAGGATGTCTCTGTCGAAAGAGTATTTAAAGAAAGCGTTTTGAATAACTCTTTCTCCTGAGTATCTATTTGTATAACAGAACATATCTTTTTTATCGTTTTTATCAACGAATAAAAGTGTATCATAAGGAGGTACAACAGTAGTTGCCCCGTATTCTACAGGCAAGTAATTAGGTACGTGGTAACTTACCTCAACAGCGTTATTAATAGAAACTGTCTTATCGTTAAAGTAGATATATAATCTTTCTTTATCGAAGAAATATACTTGCGATCCTAATAGAATGGGTTTAATCAAAGGTGCCGTAGAGTAAAAAGAAGTAGGCGATACTTCAGCTGTAAACGGTGAGATAAGATTATCTGACCCAGAAACAGTAAATTGAACATCTGATCCAGTATTAACAAATAAATTATTTTCAAAAGGAGTCAGATTTACCACTTCAGTATACTTGTTATAAGAACAAGTTATATCAATAGGATCTTCATCTGTAATTGATGCGGGATCTTCTAAGAAAAAGTTAGTAATGTTATTTAAAGAAGAACTAAATACTTTATCTTCTCCTGCCAACCACATTCTATTTCTAAAGTAACCCATTGCTTTAATTTCTACCTGTTTCCCGTTTTCAAACAACTTAGGACCGGGATTAGTTTCATCAGTACCCGATGTTCTCATGTTCCAATCTACAGTAGAAAATTCCCATCCGCCGGTTGGGTTATCATCATCAGGAGCACTGAAGTTTAGAACATGGGGCATACGCTCTTCGTCAAACCTACTAAACGCATAAGGTGTTCTAACCTTTTCTAAAAACGGTTTATCTTCAGTAGACTGCATTCTGTAAAAACCGGGTAAACTATCTGCATATGCGTTTTCTACGAAAATAATCTTACCTAAACCATCTTCGTGGGTTCTAAGATTAGGGTCGCTGTTATCAATAACCTCCTCATAATCGCTAATATTTTTATTTTCATAAAGAAGTCCCATAGCAATAGCCGCTTCGCCTACAAGGTTACCATCACCGTCTTGATAGTTAGGAATACCATCGGGAATGGCAGCTTCAGTAGCAAGGTCAATAATATCTGTTGGGTCAGAAGGATGAGGAGGCAACTTAACGTTAGAGAAATCACTATAAGCTTGACCTAAGTATTGTTTAGTTCTATCAACGTAACGGTTATCTTCAGCAGGAATCTGTGCAACTGGTCTTACATATTGCCAAAGAGAAATATAGTAATCTTCACCGTCAGAATAACAATCACTGTCATTTACACTTGAATCACAAGTTCGTCTAGAATGAGCAATATTGTATACAATATCTCCTTCTTCTTCAATAATTCCATTAGAAGAATTAACTGTTTCTTTCCAGTAGTATTTACCATCTTCTAAAACCGAAGGCGTAGGAAGATATTCACCATCTACTACTCCTTCAGGATCACTAACTTCCCATTGCTTTCTAAAAGGCCCATCAGGATCAGCGACGGTATCATCAGGGGTGCTTCCTCCGTTTTTACCATAAGGATACCATCTCTCAGTATTTTCGCTTACGAATAAATAATTCGGCGGGCCGGGGTCTGCTGCATTACTGACTTCATTTTCATTAGAAGCATATTGAGCGGTAGTTTCAGATCGAATATCAGTAAGAGCCTTCCAAACACCGTAAGCGTTGTAGACCTCAGTACCTGAAACATATGCCTTATTAGGTACATACAACAATGCTTTACCTTCAGGATCAACTACTGATGATGTATAATAAGTTAACTCTTTTCCTTTGTAGTCAATTTCTTGAGTTGCAATACCACTTAAATCAAATTTATACCCTTCTTTATTAGAGCTAAATCCAGCTTTAACAAATTTGTTTACAAAGAAAATGTTAGTACCAATTGTAATTGCATCTAATGCTTCTTCTGCGTCATAGATGTTATTGCCATATGTAATATAGTCGTAAATTTTTTGATCAGTGTTTTGGTTTTCAGGAGTCTGATCTTCTACTACACCAGTGTCTGTATTTACTCTATAAATATAAAAGAGATTTTCAGCAGGACCAGAAGCACTGTAGTCAATAACTACTAAGTACCTGAGGTCATCGCTGATAGAGAACCAATAAAAGAAATACTTTCTACCTAAAAGGCCTGACCTGAACTGAGTAGCACTAAATAAAGTAGTATCGTTTGTTTTAATCAGCTTACCATTACCACCAGCATCAGTCATAGTCAGCCGTAACTCGCTAGTAGTAGAATCATAGGTTGCTTTAATACCGACAATACTATTCGTAATGACCGAAGCTAATTCAGTAATAATATCATCTTTAGAGCTTAAATCTTTTGTACCTACAACAGTATTTTTACTTTGAGATTTTTCGATATTACTAAAGAATTCAAAAATCTGAGTAGAACCATTAGCGTCTTCTAACGTAAGCGACTTGTCATTAAATACCGCGTTAATATCCGCCCCTCCAGAAAAACTGGGGACAGAGTTTTTGGTAATAGAATTATTAAAATTGGTATTAGTTACAACTGAAGTATTTCCTTCCGTTCCGGTTGTAACCTGAGTAATAGTAAGCTCACCTGAGGCGTTTGCAACAGTAAGTTTAGAGGACGTATGGCCGTTTACACCGTCGATAGCAAGTAATAATGCATTTGCATTTTCAGTGGCCGTACCTTCTGGTTTGAAAAACACTACATCGGATGACCTACTAAAATCGCTAGGGGCATTTAAAAGGTATCGATTAAATCCTTTACCCGTAGCTACAGCAGTATCTCCAGTAGCTCCTCCGGTACACTGCTCGAAGGTAATTAAACCTCCAGTACCCACAGTAACATGAAGCTTACCAAAACGGTTTTTGGGATAAATTTCTAAAGACGAAATAAAATCATTAGAAAGAATTAATCTTGAAGTAGACCCCACACCATCTTCGTCTTGAACCATATTAATATTACCACCACCTGCGTCAGAGGCGGTTATTTTACCTGAGTGACCGTTAGCTGAGTTAATAGCTGCTGCTAGATTTTGAGCCTGAGTTCTTGAATTTGTGTTAGTCAAGAAAACTACGTCAGTACCGCTAAGATCTCCGTTTGCTCCTGTATTTTTACAAATATAAGTACGTTCAGTACCGTCCGTAGAAGTGAGAATAATAGTCTCATCCAGTCCGACACCGCCAGAAAATTTCATAGTATTACTAGCACTAGCGTTATGGCCGTTAGAACTATAGATAGCTTCTTGCAAGTTTAAGGCACTATCGTTAATAAAAGTACCATAGTTAAACCCGACAGAAGAACCTACTAAATCTCCGGTTGTACCTGACGTAGAAATATAAGTTTTAGAAGTACTATCTGCTGATACTAAAGTAATAAAACTAGGTAAAACAGGCACACTAGTAAATGTAATAGATGTACTAGCTTCAGATAAAGACCCTGTATTTTTGTAGTTATCGGCAATATATGTTATTTCCGTTTCATCGGTACTAGTTAAAGAAATAGTACTAGCAGAAATAACTTTATCATTAAAAGTAAAGTTGGTTGTTCCGGCAGTAAGTGGTGCGCTACCAATCGTAATAGTAGCACTTGCTCCCAAAGGGCCGGGTAACCCCAGTCCTCCCTCACTCTTAAGAATACCGTTTTTCTTACAAACAAGTTGTTTAGACCCTGCTCGTTTTTCAATTGACTTTTCTAAAGTAGGCAAAGCGTTGGTAATTTCCTGTGCCTCAGAAAGCAAACGTTTGGATGGAGCTTGTCTGCCTACTCCACCGCTTAAAGTGGGGATAGCAATTCGGGTATTAAAACCACGTTGCCTAGCTCTTCGATCATATGGTGGCATAGTCTATCTCCTTAAGTACGAGGAAATCGAATACTTCGAGTATTGATTTGTCGGTTAACAGCATTGGAAATAGAATTTTCTGGCCCGTTAAAAATATTATATCGTTTTTGTGAGTTATCAGACCCCTTAGCTTGAGACTCATAGTACAGAGACAGCTGGGCTAAGTAAGAATCTACATCTCCATCTCCCTGAGACATCATCTGATATTCTCTTGCTGCCTGCATAACAATAGCTTTTTGTACCGAAGTATCCATGTCTTCCCACTCTAATTTTAAAACGAGATAAACATTATACTCTGTATCAGCATCCCACAATGTAGTATCATCAGTAAAGTTATAAAGGTAAGGAGGATTACCCTTAATAACTCCTCTAATTTGTTTATTATCTTTATTTTTATGGGTAGAAGTTAACCAACCAGAAAGAGTGTTTTGTGGTAATTCAATTTCACCTTTAGATTCAATAGAATAAGTTCTATTAATCTGGTTATTAGCTAAACCACGCATCTGATAATCAATAATCTTTTGATCTAACATAAATTCAGCAATGCTTGTATCTACACCGCTTTGATTTTCTAAATCACTTACAATATTTTCTCCTGATGCAATTAACATTTGGTTAACAGCATCTAATCTAGTCATATAACCCATAGTTTTTCCTCCTTAGAAAAAAACACCGCAGCCCCCTTCCGGGGGCCACGGCGATAATTTGCAGGTAACGGCAACTTCCTGCTGCCGAGATAGGATCACCTCTTTCAAAAGAGTTTGTAAGACATAAAAATATCCTCCAAAAGATCCTACCAATTTTAGGCACTGTAGTAGCCAGAGCCACTCGCAGTGTTAGCGTACTCACTAGTCATACCAAAGGCAATAAGAGTCTTAGCGCGAGTAATCTCATCATCTGCCGAACCGCTACCGTCGTTATCAAAACCACCAAGAACAACAGCAGCACACTCCGGACGCAGAACGCCCGTACCGGCCATCATCGAGGCAACGGTAAAGTTGGTGTTACGTCGGATATCTTCAACGGTATCAACCTTCATACCCTGAAGCGACAGCGAAGCCACGGACTTGGACTGCCACATAACAGCCTTAACGCCAGTAGTTCCGTTGGTTGCATCATCAAGTTTCATAACCTGATTTACAGTACCCTGCTGACCAGTAAAGTCAAGGTTGTACCGAGATTCACCAATAACGTTAGCGTTATAAGCGTCAGGATCACCAGTGTTAGTAGCGTCGAAGTTAGGAAGATGGTTAGTCTTAAGAATACGGCAACTCATGTATTCAAGACTATCCTGAATACCAAACATACCGTCACGAAGACCAGTACCAAGACCACCAGCGTCAGCAACACCACCGAAGAACGGACGGCCAGCACCGCCACCAAGGTCACTAGTATCCCGAGCAACACCAAGCGCACGAATATCGTGGAAGGTCTGCGGGGTCACAGCGCAGTACACTCCGTCAGTCGGAGCGTTGATTTCCTGCAAGTGAACCATAAAGTCTTCGATAGCAGCAAGCAGCGCAAGAGCACCATCAGCGCGTTCCGAGTCAGAAGCGGCAGCTGAATCAAGGTATTCCAGATTAACGCTAAACGGCGAACCGTAAAGCGTTGAATCTTTAAGACTCTTGTTCCAACCAGTTCCCGAACGAGGATCATCAGTAAGAACTGACTCAAGACCAGCGCGAACAAGGTAAGCACCAATCTGAAGGTCACGGGCGTTAGCAAGCGTCTGACCAGCCTGACGGGCCAGTTCCTGACGATACTGCCACTGAGTGATCATGAGGTCAACGTTGTCAAGCTCGAAGTAAGAAGCAATCGGACGGTTATCAAGAGTAACCGAGAAAGTCTTACTAACGTGATCACCAGTGTTACCGAGAAGTTCTTCACCAGCAAACCACGCGGGCTTCATGTTCACAGTACCCATGATCGGGAACTCCATAGCGCGACCCGAAGCAATAGTTCGAGACTCGACGAGGGGTTCAAAAACACGGTACTGATCGTAAGCGTACATCACTTCGCCCGACCAAATAGGAAGCCAAAGTTTATTAGTACCATTGGCACCACCAGAGGTAGCAGCTTCCATAGTTGAACGATAAGGTGCTCCTTCAAAAAGGGGCGGTCCAGTGTTATCACCGGAAGTACCGAGACTACCGATACCACCGTAAGCATTAGTTCCAGCAATATAAGTCATAATAATTCTCCTTGAGAATTGTGTAATTGTTTAATAATAATAAAGTAAATAAATTACAGCAATAGTCACGGTTGAATTATCCTTTCGGGTTCAACGTTAGCTTGTCAATCCCACAAATATCATAAACATCTCTGTTTAATCTATTTGTTTTCTTAACGTGGAAGACTCTGCCAATTAGTCTTCACCATTCGTTCCTCTACAGCACTCCGATACTTTGCATCCTGCATGTATCGAGGGTCTGATCGTGCTTGGGTAAACTCACCGTAGGAAGCAAAGCCTTCTACGATAGGTCTACCCGCTGGATTTGGAACTTGATTTGGCTGAGGAACCGGCTCCTGAGCGCGAGGCGCATTAGCCATAGCCTTATCATACATCGCGGCAATGCCTTGTAGGGTAATATCATAATCAGGTCCAGCAAGCCTTTCATTGAGAACCATCTGCTTCTCTTTGGGAAGGTTATTTGCTGCCCACTCCAGCATTCCTGATAATCGTTCCGGACCACCAACCGACTGAGCCGCCACGCCGAAAGCTTCTTTCTGTTTAGCTTTCTGAGCAAAGACGAAATCATTGATCATCTGGTCATTGAATCCAGTTTTCTGTTTAATAGTTTCTCTAGTTTCTGGGGTAAGATCACCTGCGCGAACAAGCTCCTTACTCCATGAACTATAATCTTCTTCCGTAACCCCAGTAGGTTCAGCTTGTTTCTGAATTGTTTCTTCTGGAGTTGGGATTCTAAATTCCTGCTGTTCGTTAGGTGTAACAGGAGGAGGGGTTTCTGGCTGTGCTTCCTTATTGTGAAACTGTTTTTCAAGTTCAACATAAGATTTAGCCATAGCAGCAATATCAACCGATCCATCTTCTTGACGAAACTTCTCAGGAACGTTATTGTTTAGGACATCTTGATTTGCTTGTCCAAGAGCAGCCATCTCTTGGTTATACTCCGGTGACCCCTGTGCAGGAGGTGCTGGAGTTTCTGCGGGAGTACCCTCAACAGGGGTAGCTTCAACATTATTCGTAATTTCTTCAGACATGTGTTCTCCTTAAGCTTGGCCCGGAGCTAACCTTTGACCAATTGCTTGTTGTGCAATACCCGATGCAGCAGCCATTGCCTGTTGCGCCCCTTGCGCTTCAGTTTGCATAGCCATCTGTTCTTGCATTGCAGCTCTTTGTTCAAGTTGTACTTCTTCTTCAGATTTAACCCAACTAGCGGGATCAAAACCAAGAGAAGATATTAATGCCGTAGTATAGGCATCCCATTTAAACGTAGCCAGAGACTGAGGCGGAAGATTTCTTACCATCTCACCTAACTGGATAAGTTTTGTTAAATCAGTATCCCTAGAAAGAGCTTGAAGTCCAGTAATAATTTCAACTGATAATTTACCGTCTTCGGCAAACTCTTCAGCTAATCTAGGATCAATAAGTTGTTCGTCAATCATAACAAATACAGCACGTTTAACAACAGGAACCATCATCTCTCTAGCAATAGAGGAGAAAGCTCCGCCGAGAATAGTTTCTAATTCAGAACCAATCATACGGACTGCCGTAGCGGTAACCCGATCACCCGAAGGGATAGCACCTGCTGACATTAAGAAAGCCACAGAGACTTCTCGTCTCATGGAATCAACGGCAGCCGAAATTGATTGAATTTGTGGGGTCAAGGTATCTGACGGCGACAAGGTAAACACATCTTCTCGACGCGCTGAGATGTACGATCCGTTATCTCTACCGGCTACATCTTCAATGTTAGTTACACCGGCTGGGTTAATACCGATCCAGAATGCACTAGCTGCCGCCATACCCTCAAGCATAGCCTGAGTATACGCTTCTAATGTCTGGATATCGCCAAACATTTCTTCACAGTGAGATCGACCATAATTCTCACCGGGAATTCCTACCCATCTAAGGCAGGCGTAAGGAAGCACTTTATATTTACCCGACGAAATAAAGTTTCCTTCCTCGTCTTCTCTAAGCACATCCCACTCTTTAGTCTCTTCATTAAGAGTTAATCTTACATACACAGTAGTATAACCACGGCGGTTTGTGGAATCCGACATACCGTAATTTTCTAAAGCGGGTTCGTCAGAATCATTAGCAATAAATTCTAAATGAATAATTTCAACAGGATTTCCAACAATATCTCTTCGTAAAACATAGTGGTCTTGTCGAATGAGACGGTAATTAAAATCATCTTCCATGACAATAATACAATCACCCGTAATAATTAAATGCTGAAGAGCAGCAAAAATTGTTTCTCTAAAATTTTTAGAAAGGATTTTTGTATATACCTGCATGGATAAAGTCTGGAGATAGGCTTTAAGTTTAGGCTCTAGCTCAATACCTGACTCGGCTTCAAACTGAAAGAAAGGTAAATCATTAAGAGGAATTAACGCACTTAACATTCTACTTGCAAGGTTAGTCACTCCTCGACTAGGCATCGAAGAGGACGGCTGGATAAGCTCGTCTTTTTCAGTCCACGTTTCAGGAGGCAAAATGGACGGGATAGTTAAAGCAGAACAAGCTCTCGCTCTATCTAACTTGCTTGTTCTTTCCGTATCTAAAGTCCTAAACCGTTCATAAATACTACCTTCTGGTGGAATTGGTGACATCAGACTGGCCTCCCCATAGGTGCTCCTCCTCCGCCCATCGTGGGACTAGGAGTAGTGGGTGTACCGGGAGCTAAACCACCGCCTGTACCGGGCATAGGAACTCCTGCTCCAGCGTAATTCTGCATAGCGTCTAAAAGAGATGCGGTAAAATCAAGATTTAATTTTCCGCCTTCTGCTTCTTCTTCTTGTGCTTCAATCTCTCCGGATAAAATTCCCTCCATTGCTTCTTGGATACTTTCTTCCATCATCGCAATTTGAGTCTGACTTTCTCGTTGAGATAAGGAAAAAGCTTCTCTTTCTCTTTGCATTTCACGTTGAAATTCATTTTGTTCTCTCATCATAGAAGCCTGCATCTCAGCAGCATAACGAGTCTGTTCATTTATTTCTTCAGTACTCATTGGAGTATAACTTGGACCCCCTCCATAATAGGGACCGTATAGAGACCCGTTTAACTTACCGGGTGGAATAAAATTAATCATTGTGGTCTACCTCCTTGAAATCCTGTAAACCTTGCAAGCGGTTCTTTTTCTTTAGGTAAAAGACGTTGTTTTCCTCTACTAAAAGATTCTCCTAATTTTCTGATAGATTGTCTTAATGCTTTTTGCTGTTCTTGTGCTACAAATTTTTGTTCTTCTGTTGCTACTTGTGCATCTAAAGCAGACCCAAAACCGATATTAACAGTAGAAAGAACATTTCCCATAGCTTCGTAGGCACTTCTGTAAAGATTGCCATATGTAGTAGAAGCCATAGAAGCAAGTTCTGAATATAAAAGATCTTCTTCTGCTGTTCCTACCAAAGATACGTCAGACCCTATAAATTGTCTTAAAGCTTGATTTTTTCCAAACGCTGCATAACTAAAATCGCCCTCCCGCAATCTTTCGTATTGATCTAACAAATTCCTATAAGTTCTTGGACCGAGAGTGGATAGACCTTCATATCCATAGTCTTCAAGGCTAATAGTTTCATAAGGATTATAACCTTCTAGTCCTATAGTATCCAATACGTTTTCCATAGCTGATGTAAACTGCTCTGTTTCAAAATTTGTAATCCAATCAGCATCTTGCTGAACTCTTCTTTTAAAAAAATCCCTCATAGCATTAAAAGAATCTGTGTTCATCGTATCCATATAATCATCAGGGCTTTCAGAACGGTATTGATTTCTAGTAACCATTTCACCTGTTAAAGGATCTTTGTAGCTGACGGTTGCCCCTTGACCTATTGAAGCTACTTCTAAGTCTGAGGCAGCGCGTTGCCTTGCTCTTTTAATTTTTTGAAATTTATTAGTTAAATCCGCCATTGTACGGATTTTACCTTTGTAGGGAGACTCTAGTAATTTAGCGGCACCTTCTACAGATTTTGTAATTGCATCTAACTCTTTGTGAGAAGCTTGAAGATAATCGTCTTTTACTTCTATTTTTCCTATTGCCCCGACAAAATCTTCGTTAATTCCTCGTATTGCGCCAGCAAAACCAGAACCAAATTGACTGATGGCATCGTACCTATTTTGTGTATACTCATCGTCTCGTCTCATATCATACTCTCTGAACTTATGAAAGTTCTCTGCGCCGATATGCCCCCTATGCAAGGCTTGATACAATCTTTCACCCACATCTTCTAGACGGTAAGCAATTCTTCCTTCTTCTGTTTGGCTAGGCGTATCGAAATAATCAAGCTCTTCATATGTTCCTAATGCTCCCATGGTGAATCCTTATCGTTTATTTTGTTCAACAGAAATAGATTTAAGTTTAATTATCAATTCCCTCTGACCCGCTCTGTGAGCTAGGTTCAGACTCAGGTGTGGATTTTTTACGTCCTCTAAGCTTGGGTTTAAGGGAGGATACATCATCTCCAGAGCATCCACAATCTTTGGATCTACATAAGGAAACTTCTTCATTTAAATCCTCCACCTTTTTAATTAAATAAATAAACAACATTCTAATTTCGCCGGAAGATAAGGACATCCCACTTCCGCTTAACCTAAGTCTTCTAATAATTTGCTCGATATTATGCATAATGTTCTCCTAATCCTCTACAGTATCCACGATTTCACATTGACCGCCGACACAAGCAAAGGTTTGACTAGATTTTGTATTGTCTTCTTTTTCGTATTCGGAAAGCTTATCCCATTTAATAATAGGCATTTGATCGCAAGCGACCTTGTAGGTCACCTCATCTACAGGCTCGAATGGAGCTTGCTTGTAGACATGCTCGGATCGAGGCAGGAACGAGATTCCCTGAATATCATTGAAGTTCTTGTATACCCAATCACCGATCTCCATGAACTCGTCATCAGAATACTCGATGGTGACAGAGGGATTGTGATCCGTCCAGTGTTTCTTGTATACCATCCAGAGTTCCAAGTGACGCATTGCCGAGACATCCTCTCGGGTTGTGGCCTTTTCAGGTGCGCCGATAGGGAACTCGAAGATGAT